CATATTCTCAGTATATGCAAAATAGTTCTATGGGAGAGCAAGAAAAAGCGGAAGTAAGAGCAAAACTTTTTGGTAAAGAAGGTGGTGGAATGCAAGCAGAAGACTTTACTAATTACATGAAAGACTCTGCTTCTAATGCAGTTTCAAAAGCACTCTATAAAGTTTTCTTGGAAAAAAATGAAGAAGTGGTTGACTTAAATCAACTCAAATATGGATTGGAAGAAAAAGTAAATGATACTTCTGAAGGAAAAAAATATAAAGTAAGAGTTACTGATCGTAAAAGTAACGTTACATATGTGAGATATGCAACAAGACAGAAAATTAGTGAACTCAGAGCAAAAGGTCTCGAAGTTGAAATGACCGAATATGGAACTCCATATGAAGGTGAAAGAACAAAAGGTGAAAAAACTGCTGAAGTTTTAGGTAACAGAGCAAAAAAAGATTATGATGGTGATGGTAAAGTAGAAAGTGGTGCTAAAGAGTATCGTGGTTCAGTTCATAACGCCATTCAACGCAAGAAAGGTGGAGTTGCTGATGGTAAAGATACCTCAAGCGTAAAAGAGAGTTTTTTAGGTGAGGTAGCGGCAACTGCAAATTTGCCACAGACTGACGCTTCTCAACAAGTAAATCCCGATTCAAATTCTGCTCAGATTGATTTTACTACTAAAAGAAATAAAATAGTTGTAAATCCTACCGATAACTCACAAACAAAATTAATGGCACATCACGAAATGGATGGTGATGTAATTGTTGAAAATGGTTATTCTAAGTTCCTTAAAAAAGTTCATGCTCTTCAAGAAAAAGCAGAAAGTGAGCAACAGCAAAAACTGTTTGGTCTTGCCCTTTCAGTTAAGAGGGGGAAAACACCAAGATCTGAAGTAAGTGCTGAAGTTCTTAAAATCGTTGATACGATGAGTGAGAAAAAAATTCGTGATTTTGCTAAGACTAAGCATGAAGGAATTCCTAAACAGAAAGTTCAGAAAGAAGAAACTGAGTGTGGTTCTGAGAAAGAAAATAAAGTAGATCGTCGTCCTCTTGAAACTGCAATTAATCTTGCAAAAAATAAAGCAAGAGCAATGGGTGCTAAAAATCCACTAGTAATGGTTACTTCTGAACAAGCAAGTCCTGCACTTCCCGGAGAAAATAGACCTGGATCTCCAAAGGCACCCGGTGGTCGCCCTCATCTTCCTGGAGAAAAGCAAACTCCTCTTCCAAAAAAATCTACCAAATTGGAATTGGCATCATATGAACCAGAAGGTAAAGTTATTGATGAGAGAAGAAGAGAAGAAAAAGGAACTCCAAGGAAACCACGTGATCGAGCATTTGAGATAGTTGCTCAATCTATGGGAACTGGTAGAGCAGGAGTTCAACCTAGAGGAAAGAAAAAAGTTCCTGGCGAAAAACCACCTGCTGCGGGACAATATGGTGCTCCAGAATCTCCTGCACAAAAAGTAGCAAAACGTCGTGCTGCTGCTCAAAGGGCACAGGACAATATGAGTTCAAGATTTGATTGATTAATAAATAGGACAGGATACTCTCATACGGAGGACATTATGGGTGCAGTAGTCGCAGTAGTAAAACCAATTCTGATTCAAATTGCAACACATCCAGCAGTTAAAAATTTAGTTCTTGATCTGCTTGCAAAGTATGTCAAGTCAACCGATAATAGCATTGATGATGTTGTTTATCAATTAGTTAAGGAAAATTTATTTAAACCTCAAGCATGATTACTTGCTTTTTAACTAATTGGGGAGTAACTATTACTCTTGGTTTATTATTAACTGCCTCAGAATGGTTAGCAAAAACAAAAAAAATTGAAGAAAATGGTTTATTAGATTTAATCAATCATTTTTTAAAAACACTCCTACATAAAAGAGACCAAAAGTAAAGGTCTCTTTTTTTTATAAATATCTTTAGAAAAGAATTCATAGGTAAGAAAACATGTCTCTTTGGGGCAATAAAGATTCTTTAAGCAATCTAACTGGAACTATAACAATTAATCTTGCTACAAAAACAGTAACTGGAAGTGGAACGACTTTCGCAACTGCCGGAATTTCAACAGGTGATATTCTTGTAATTGGTGTTGGTGCTACTTACGGTCAAGCAGTTATTAGTGGAGTAACTTCTGCTACCCAATTGTCTATCGGATCTACTCAATTTATTATTGGAATAGGAACTGTAGGTTTTGGAGCAACTGTGGGAGTTGCCTATACAGTAACACAAAAACCAAAATACACTCTTGAAGACGGGCAATTCTTCGCACCCGATGTAAAGGCAAATAGATTTTCTACAGTTGTTGGTGTAGATACCACTGAAGTTGGTATTGCTCGCACAACAACTGTTGGTGGAAAAGCGGGTGCTTATGGAGTATCTCATGCCGGATGGGTTGGTATCGTCACATATGTTGATAATCACGGAAACTTCAGAGTTAAATCAGAAACTCTTGTTGCTGGAAGTATGATTACCAGCGATGCAGACGATGACTCAAGATTCCCAGATTCCTGATAATATGGTATGAAATTTGATGAGTTGAATGAAGATAATTATTTACTATTCGCAATAAAATTTTATGATAATCCTCAATCAGTTACGTTTGAGGATTTTGAATCTGATTTGAAAAGAATTAAGTATATAAAAAGATTATTAAAAAGATATAAAAATACTGGTGAGTTGAAAATTCATCTGATATTAAATCATTTAACAGTTTTATTTAATGTTTTTAATGATGCCACTGTTCCATTATTATTTTATAATTTGGATGAAGATTTGTGGTCTTATATAAAAAGTTTTTTAATATTTTTGAATAGAATACCAGAATATCCAAAAACTTCAATAAATGATATTCCTGAAGATAAAGAATGTCTAAAGCAATTGCAATCAATTTAATGGAAAGCAAAATAAATAGAATTATTGATATCATTCATTCTCTTAAGGAGGAAGGTATGGTAACTGGTACTCCTACTAATAATATTTCGAGTGGAAATATTGCAAAGTATGATCCAGTGATGGGATTTACCAGAAGAAAAGTTCCAACAATTATAGGGAAAGGTAAGTTTCCTGGTTCTAGAACACGTTGGAAAAACACTAATATTCACAATTAGAACAATGTTCCAACAATCATCTACCGAAACAAAGATAGCATTACTCGAAGAGCGCATTAATGTTTATGAGCAGATGATGGAACGCATTGATACAGCAATTCAAAAGATTGGAGAGACAAGTCAAAATATCAGTCAAATGCTTGCTATTCATAATGAAAAGATTGAACAATGTAATCGTACAGATAGTATAATTGTAACAATGATTGAAGATATAAAAAAATCTTCAAAAGAACAACACGATCAAATAAGTGAAAAGTTAGGTGAAAGAATAGAAAAAGTAGAAGAAAAAGTAGAAAGTATTTCAAAATTTAGATGGCAAGTATTAGGTGGTTTAGCAGTAGTTGCTATCTTTATTAAATTTGCCCCACCAGCATTTAATCTCTTGACACCCCGCACTTCTCCTGTTACAGTAGAAAGACTGAAATAAGCACTCTCATAATGGATTTGGTTGATTCCAAGTATATTGGACTAGTTTCATCACGTCTACAAAAATTTAAGAGGGTTAAAACGGATCTCTACAACTTCCGCTGCCCTCTTTGTGGTGATTCTAAACGTAACAAAAGTAAAACTAGGGGTTACTTATATTCTGTAAAAAGTAACACCAACTTTAAGTGTCATAATTGTGGTGCAAGCATGTCTTTCAATAACTTCTTGAAGGAGTTAGATTCTATGCTTCATAAGCAATACACACTTGAGAAGTTTAAGGAAGGACACACTGGTAAAAACTTTGTGGTTGAAGAACCAAAGTTTGAGTTTTCTAAACCCATCTTCAAAAAAAAACTAGACTTACCAAAGGCATCAGAGAATCCTGCATCCAGAGAGTATCTGGAAAAACGAAAATTAGATCCTGAAAAGTTTTATTATGCTGATAAATTCAGAGAGTGGGTGAATACTCAAAAACATACTTTCAACACTATTGGTAGGGATGAGAGTCGCATTATTATACCAATGTATGATAGTGAGAATAATCTTATCGGTTTTCAGGGAAGAGCATTAGGTACTAACCTTGTTAAATATATCACTGTGATGCTTTCTGATGACGCACCAAAAATCTATGGGATGGAGAAGATTGATTCTACGAAACCCATTTACATCGTTGAAGGACCCTTCGACTCCACGTTTATACAAAATGCTGTTGCTATGTGTGGGTCCGACCTTGATATTAGGTCGTTTGGTTGGTGCGATTATATTTACGTTTTTGATAACGAACCACGTAATCGAGAAATCGTCAACAGAATATCAAAAATCATCGACAGAGGTGACAAAGTAGTGATTTGGCCAGCAACTATTCATCACAAGGACATTAATGATTGTGTGCTCGCTGGACTTAATGTTATGGATGTGTTAAAATCAAATATCTACTCTGGTTTAGAAGCAAAAATCAAATTTAACAATTGGAAGAGAATATGAGTAACGGAACAAAAGTCGTTAAAAGAAATGGTGCCACTGAGGTATTGGAGTTGAATAAACTTCATGTAATGGTAGAAGAGGCATGTAAGGATCTTGCAGGGGTCTCTGCAAGTCAAGTTGAGATGCAATCTGGTATTCAATTTTATGATGGTATTACCACTGCAGAGATTCAGGAAATTTTGATTCGCTCTGCTTCTGATCTAATTGATCTGGATCATCCTAACTATCAGTTTGTTGCAGCTCGTTTGCTGTTGTTTGCTCTTCGAAAACAATTGTTTGGTCGTATACATGAATGTCCTACCGTAAAACAGCATGTAGAACGTTGTGTGGGTAGAGGTGTTTATGACCCAGAGATTCTGTCGATGTATTCCCATGAAGAGTTTGAAAAACTTCAGTCGTTCATTGATCATAGTCGTGACTATTTGTTCACTTATGCAGGTCTACGTCAGGTCGTTGATAAGTACCTCGTGCAGGACAGAAGTTCTGGGGCACTTTATGAAACGCCACAGTTTATGTACCTTTTGATTGCAGCAACCATCTTTTCCAAGTATCCAAAAGAAACACGTCTAGATTACGTTAAGAGGTATTATGACGCAATCAGCAAGCACAAAATCAACATTCCAACACCAATCATGGCAGGTGTTAGAACCCCACTTCGCCAATATGCAAGTTGCGTTCTTGTTGATGTTGATGACACCTTGCCTAGTATCGAGTCAAGTGATTCTGCAATTTTTAGGTATGTTGCTCAAAGAGCAGGAATTGGTATCAACGCAGGTCGAATCCGTGGGATCAACAGTAAAATCAGAGGTGGAGAAGTTCAGCACACTGGCGTTATTCCATTTCTCAAAAAGTTTGAGGCAACTGTCAGAAGTTGCACTCAAAATGGCATCAGAGGTGGATCAGCAACTGTCCACTTCCCAATCTGGCACCAAGAAATAGAAGATATTCTTGTATTAAAAAATAACAAAGGAACCGAAGATAATCGTGTTCGTAAGTTAGACTATAGTATCCAAATCTCTAAACTCTTCTATGAACGATTTATCCGCAACGAAGAGATCTCACTCTTCTCTCCACACAACGTTCCTGGTTTGTATGATGCTTTTGGTCTTGATGGATTTGATGAGTTATACAATGCTTACGAACGAGATGAGTCTATTCCAAGGAAAACTATTGGCGGTCAAGAACTATTTCTTTCACTCCTGAAAGAAAGAGCAGAGACTGGTCGTATTTACATTATGAATATTGACCACTGCAACTCTCATTCATCATTTGTTGATAAAGTTGAGATGAGCAATCTGTGTCAGGAAATTACCCTGCCCACCAAACCTCTTCAACACATTGATGATACTGATGGTGAAATTGCTCTTTGCATTCTTTCTGCTATTAATGTTGGTAAAATCAGGGATCTTGAGGATCTTCAAGTTCTTTGCGATCTTGCTGTTAGGAGTCTTGATGAACTTATTGATTTTCAAGGATATCCCGTCAGAGCAGCAGAAATCGCCACCAAGGCACGTCGTTCTCTGGGTGTAGGTTTTATTGGTTTGGCACATTATCTTGCCAAGCACGGCGAGCATTATGATGACCCTGGTGCTTGGAAACTAGTCCACGATTTGACAGAAGCATTCCAGTATTACCTAATTCAAGCAACTGTTAATCTTGCAAAAGAAAAAGGTGCGTGTGAATACTCACATCGCACTAAGTATGGGCAAGGTATTCTACCAATTGATACATACAAGAAGGATGTGGATGAAATCGTTCCAAACGAACTGAAGTATGATTGGGAAGGTCTTAGAGCACAGGTTAAGCAGTATGGGGTTAGAAACTCAACACTGTCCGCACAGATGCCATCGGAGAGCAGTTCCGTTGTGTCAAATGCAACAAATGGAATCGAACCACCTCGCGGATACTTGTCCATTAAGAAATCGAAGAAAGGACCACTTAAGCAGATTGTTCCTCAGTATCAAACACTTAAGAACAATTATACGCTGCTGTGGGATATGCCTAGCAATCGTGGTTATATTCATATTGTTGCTGTTATGCAAAAATTCTTCGATCAAGCGATTTCTGGAAACTGGTCGTATAATCCAGAGAATTATGCCGATAATGAAGTTCCTACTTCAATAATGGCACAAGATCTTTTGACTACATATAAGTACGGCTGGAAAACCAGTTATTACCAAAACACTTATGATAACAAGTCTGATGAGGTAAGTGAAGATAAAATCCAAAAGTTGGATTCGTTAATTGATGAAATTCTAGAACTAGGAGAAGAGGATTGTGAGTCTTGTAAGATTTAAAACTAACGCACAGGAGAAACCAATGGTCGAATCAATGACCGTTTTTAATTCTCAAGAAGTAGACACCAAAAAGCAACCAATGTTTTTTGGCCAACCACTAGGAATTCAAAGATATGATTCTTACAAATATCCAATCTTCGATAAATTAACAACACAGCAATTAGGTTATTTCTGGAGACCAGAAGAGGTATCTCTTCAAAAAGATCGTAGCGATTACCATATGCTACGCCCAGAACAAAAACACATCTTCACCAGTAACCTGAAGTATCAGGTGATGCTGGATTCTGTTCAAGGTCGTGGACCTGGTATGGCGTTCGCGCCCTATTGCTCACTCCCTGAACTGGAAGCGTGTATGAAGGTATGGGAATTTATGGAGATGATCCATTCCCGTTCATACACTTATATCATCAAGAACGTTTATTCAGACCCATCTGAAGTGTTTGATACTATCTTAAAAGAAGATCGTATCATGGAGCGAGCAGTGAGTGTGACTCAAGCATATAATGATTTTATCAATAGTGCTCATCGCTATGACAATTCTGACGAATGGGCTCATGCATTAGAACAAGTACCATACGCACAAGAGGCAAGGTATGAACTCAAACGCAAACTCTTTAGAGCAGTTGCAAATGTTAATATTCTTGAAGGTATTCGCTTTTATGTCAGTTTCGCTTGCAGTTTTGCATTTGGCGAACTCAAACTTATGGAAGGAAGTGCAAAAATCATCTCATTGATTGCTCGTGATGAAAATCAGCATCTGGTTATCACACAGAACATTCTGAATAAGTGGAAAGAAGGTGATGATCCAGAAATGGCACGTATCGCCAAAGAGGAAGAGCAATGGTTCTATAAGACCTTTGAGAATGCAGTAAATCAAGAAAAACTTTGGGCAGAGTATCTGTTCAAGGATGGTTCGATGATTGGTCTAAATGACAAACTGCTACAACAGTATGTTGAATGGATTGCAAACCGTAGAATGAAAGCAATTGGACTCAAACCACTTTATGATATTTCAGCAAAAAATAATCCTCTTCCCTGGACAGAGCATTGGATTTCTTCGAAAGGTCTTCAAGTTGCCCCACAAGAAACTGAAGTTGAATCATATATCGTAGGAGGAATCAAACAGGATGTTACCAAAGATACTTTCTCAGGATTCCAACTATGATGAATGGTGCGAACAGGAAATTCTGAATGCATATCAAGAAGCAGCAGAATCTGACGAGTTTCTGTTTGGTGATTACGATTTTAAGAAAGAATGGTTAGAGGGTCGTTAAGACCCTCTTTTTTTATAAATAAAATTATAAAAACATATGTTTTTATAAATAAAATTATAGAAAAAACAAAAAGAAAAAATGTCTAGAATTACGGGAACTGATGCTTTTGGTTTGATGGAGGCGTATAATTCAATTTATACTTCAACAGAAGAACAAATTGAAATAGAAGAACTTGGAATTTCAATTATAGAAAATGCAGCTAATGTTTTATTTTCTCAAGGATATGATGTAAATGATTTATGCGATTATTTCGAAGAAGCAAGTACTGAAGTAATTTCTGAAGATTATTTAAATTTTGCAGAAGGACAAACATACATCTCTGAGAGTTTTATTGTTTCTGATGAGTATATGCAGGAACAAATTGAACTTTTGAATATGATTTTAGATGAGGCATCACAAACTCGTCTACAAAAAATGGCAGACAAAAAAAATAAAATTTTAACTGGGCCCACCGGAAGTAAACCACATTCAACAACTAATGCTGCAATTAAAAAATATGGGGGAACTATAAGAAGCAATATTTCTGGTGGAATACCAAGTACTATAAAACAAAATAAACCAAGTACACCTTCATCAAATCCAAGGGTAACTTCTTCATCAAATAGGGTTACATCTAATTATTCTGTCCCAGCATCACAGATGGGACCAAAATTACCACCAAAACCTGGTATTCTTCAAAGAGCAGGTAATTTTGCTAAAGGTTTGATGAGTAAGGCAAAAGATGTTGTAAAGAAAATTCCGGGCGCTGGAACGGCAGCAAAGATTGCAAAAAGTCCAATTGGAAAATTTGCCGGAAAAGTTGGAAGTAGAGTTCTTCCTGGTGTTGGTGTTGTTGCTTATGGTGCTGATGCTGCAAATAGATTTAAAAAAGGCGATTGGGGTGGAGGTCTTTTAAGTACAGCAGGTGCAGTTACATCTGCAATTCCTGGTGCTGGACTTGTTGCCGGATTAGCACCTGCTGGCATCCAGATGGCAACCGATGCTTTAGGTCTTACAGGAGATAAAAGTAGAAAAGGTAATGCACCAACAGGATCACCAAAACCAACCAAATATGGTATGGTTGATACCAGTAAGGGTATGAGATATAAGTCTTCATCAGATAATAAGCATTATAAGAATTACAATGATGCTTTGGCGGCAAGAAATTCAAGACTTGGTGTAAAATCAACTCCTGCTGCTACTCCTGCTCCTGCAACGTCACCAAAACCAGTTGCGTCAACTCCTGCCCCTGCAAAACCAGCAACTACTACAGCACCTGCAAAACCAGCAGCGACTCCTGCAAAACCAGATTATGGAACTTGGGCGAAAAAGTATCCAGATCTTGCAGCAAAAGTAAAACCTGGTCAAGCGGGATATGATGAGATTTCTGCAACTAGAACTAAACCAGGTCCAAATGAAAAGCAAGATCAAACTCCAACTCAAGGACCATCAACTGCACAAATTGATACTAAATCTATAGAAGCAGATCTTAAGAGAGATCAGGAAAGACAACAGAAAAAATTGGAACAGCAAAATAAAACCCCTGTAACTGCAAAAGAGTCATATGAACCTTATGATGTTGTTTTAAATTACTTACTCTCTGAAGGTCATGCAGATACCTTAGAAGAGGCAAATTACATCATGTTGGAAATGGATGAAAAGGCAATTGGTATAATCATGGAACAATATGAGGATTATTTACTTGCTGAAGAAATTCAAAAGTGGGTAAATGGTCTTGTAGAGGAAGGTTATGATCTTTCACAATATACCTGGGATGATATGATTGAGTATTATGTAAATGAAGCAAAAGAGGATGAAGAATTAACACCACTTCAAAAAATTAGAAAAAGAAATAAGGCATATGCTATTCCCGGTGAACCAGCAGGTCAACAAACTTCAAATCGTAGAGCAGAGCGTTCATCTCAAAGAGGAGTTAAAAAACAAAAAGGAGAGAAAAGTGCTTTTGGAACCATGAGACATGTTGGTGGTCCATATAAGTAATTTAAGAAGATTATAACATCTTCAAGGGGGCTTGACAAGTCCCCTTTTTTTGTCTAGACTACCTTTGTCCCGGTTGAAGATGAGGCTTTAGCTAATATTAGAAGACTTAAGAACCACGCCATAAATTCTTTCAGATTCGCTCATATAAAAGGTTCCACCAATATTTGTGTTGTAATATTCTTCACTCATTAATACATTACGATTAAATTGTTCATAAGTTTCATAATAACTCATAGATTTCTTATGAGGACATAGGTAAAGAATTTCACGAAGAAAATGTTCTTTACCTAATCTTTTTACATCTTCATTAAGTTCATCACAAGATCCGAAGTAATTTTTCCAATCAGATTCTTCGGTTTTTCTTCGTCCTGTTTTTCTGTTCTTTTGTCTTGTCCAGAAATGTTTTTTACCAATGTACTTTTTATTATTCGTAAGATTCGTAATTATATAAACAAACCCTTCCATTCCTTTGGGAACAACGGTAAAGACCAATCCATTATATTGCCAATCCATAAGAATTCTTTATTTGATTATTTAGAGTTGCATTTGGAGAAGGGGAATGGTAGACTGAACAAAGATGATGATTTTCTAAATACTATGGTGACCCTTGAAACCACTCTTCGTCAATCACATGATTGGGCAATTGATCGGATGCATTTCCTATGCGAACAAAAAAATATTGAAAATGCCCATGCGATTCAATCTGAATTTAGTGAATGGTTGAATCCAGATATTCCAGAGCATGATGTATTTTCATTAGAGTACATAGGAGAAGAAGATGACATTGGATCTTCATAACTTTTTTAAGTTTTACGACGAAAACAATTCAAATCATGTATCAGCAGTTCAATGGTTAGAAGATAACCTACCTGCTCAATTCCTTGACGATTCAGAAACCGATTGGATTGGAATTTTTAGAACTAAACCACCTACACCAGCAGTTCTAAATGTTCCATACTTCAATCAAGTAGATAACTATAGAGATGCACATAGAACTTGCAACAGTTCATCATGTGCCATGTGTCTTGCTTTCCTTAAACCAGGAAGCATCAAAGGCGATGACGAATATGTCAAGAAAGTATTTGCGATTGGTGACACGACTGACCATGCGGTTCAGACAAAGGTTCTGGCAGGTTATGGAGTTAAGTCACACTTTAGTTACAATCTTTCTTTTGCTGACATTGATAAAAGTCTTGACGCTGGGAAGCCCGTTGTTATTGGTATCCTTCATAGGGGTTCTCTTTCTGCACCTACTGGTGGGCATATGTGTGTAGTCATCGGTAAAACTCCAGATGGTAAAGGATACTATGTCAATGATCCATATGGTTCATTGAACGATAACTATACTGGTCCTGTAACTAACGGTAAGAAAACAATTTATACGAAAGCAGTTCTTAAGCACCGTTGGTGTCCAGGAGGCAACGATGGATGGGGCAGAATCTTCGACTAGATTTAAGGCAAAGATGCTTAAGGTCATTAAAGATCTTACAAATAGTGGAAGGTATCTAGAGGCAAACGAACTTTATCAACGTTATTTCGGAGACAACAATGGCAAGAATCGATCTACATAACTTCTTCAAGTTTTATGACGAGAAGAACCCCAATCACGTTAAAGCAGTGCAGTGGTTGGAAGATAACCTCCCAGTCAAGTATCTAGAAGATAATATTGATTGGGCGGAAATTTATCGTGGAAAAAAGACTAGTGTTGCACCAGTATCCACACCCACTGCTGCAGCTACTGTGACAGGTGGTGATGATATGCCTATGATGGGATTAAAACTCATCAAAGAGTTTGAAGGATGTCATTTAAAGGCATATCCAGATCCTCTCACCGGTGGACTTCCAATCACTATTGGTTGGGGTTCAACTCGTAAGAAAGATGGATCGGCATTTAAACTTGGTGATACTTTAACTCAGCAAGAAGCAGATGAACTTCTTATTGAACAATGTAAGAAAGAGTTCCTTCCTGCCTTGCGTAAAATCCCTCATTGGAGTGAAATGTCTGATGGAAAAAGAGGCGCTCTGCTCAGCTTTGCTTATAATCTTGGTGCCGGTTTTTACGGTGGCGATAACTTTAATACTATTACTAAACGCTTGAAGAATAAAGAGTGGGACTTAGTTCCCGATGCGCTTTATCTCTACCGCAATCCTGGTTCAAATGTAGAAGCAGGACTTGCTCGTAGAAGAAAAGCAGAAGGTGAATCTTGGAAAAAAGGTTAACCCTCACACTCAAGGACAATGGTAGAACCAAAGAAAAAGGAAAAATGTATGAGCACTATCGTTAGAATTACAGTTTTGAGTTGGAGTGCTGCTTTACTTACAGCATCATACGCAGGTCTTCTTGCAAAAATGGATCCAACTTTTATTGCTACGGTATTTACTGCCGCAGCAGCAACCTTTGGAGTTGATACTCTGAAGAAAGGAGATGATAAAGATGGAGATCAACCTCGTAGAGAACCTGAGATCACAGGAGTTGAACCAACTCCAGAACCAGAACCTCCAGCAGATATCGCAGTCGCAAGTGCCCCAACTGAGGGTTGCCCAAACTGTGATCCAGGAGATACCCCAGACTATAGTAGATCGTCTAGGGCAGTCTAATTCACTTAGACCTCCAGTTACAAAGGGTTTGGCACTTCCTATTTTTGAAATGCCAAACCCCTCTTTAAATTATCCTGTGATTGATGTTCCAACACAGGAAGAGTTTGATGCGGCAGTAAGAGCAGATAAGGAAAAACAACAACAGGAAATTGATAAATCAAGAGGATTACCTGATACCTCCCCCCCTCAATTGCCTCAAGCACTTCAAACCCCCCCTACTCAAACGCCCATTGCTGAAATCCCAGCAGATAAACCTCAACCAACATTTACAGTTCTTGGAACCGATATTAATCTACCTGATCCTTCTCTTGTTGCTACGGCAGGTGCTGTCGCAGTAGTTACGACTGCTGCCACAATGATGGCAACAACGACACTCAATGTCCTTAAGAACGCAGCAGAACCCTTAATTAAAGAGGCAACTAAGAATAAGTTTAAAATCAAAATTAAACAAGTTAAACCAGTTCTGCATTATGTTTTAGCAGAAGGTGGTCATATTGATATTTTTGAATATTCTTCTGAGGGAACTAAAATGATTGGTCAAACGGATAACGTAGAGCAATACATCCGTGACCAAGTTGAAATTAATGCTTTGTATGAGATTGATAATAAGATTATTATTGACGATGTAATTTCAAATAAATTTACAAAAGAGGGGCAGAAGAGATTTAAACCTCTCTTTGCCCCTGCGAAAAAAATTGCTAAAAAACTTTCTGCTCGTTTATCAATTTAAAAATCTAAGTTTGAGACAATCCAAGTAATAATTGCTGCTGGTACATGAGCAATCACATTGTAAAGAGAATCAAGGATAAAATTATTAAACCTTGATTCTTTTTTTTCTTCTTTCTTTTCTTCAGACTTTTGTATTGTTTGAGTCATTTCTTTCTCTTGGCATCGAGTTCTGAGAAATTCTTTTTCTTTGTTCCACCATCATATTCCCAAGCATATCCTTCAATAATCATCTGATTGTTGAGTGATACTTCTTCATTGTTAATAAATAAGTGACCAATGATTCTTCCATATTTTTCGGTAGAATCTGGTAGTTCAGTTTTGATGATAATATCTTTAGCAAACTCAAGACGGTGCTTTAACCAATCTTTTGATTCAAGTCCGTACTTTTTTTCATTTACATCTGCTGTGCGTGATTCGGGAGTATCTACACCAGCAAGACGAATTCGTTTTGTGAGGGAGATATCAAACCCAAGATCAATATCCGCATCGATGGTGTCCCCATCAACAACTTTATGAATCTCACGAATTCTGTAAATATAAGGATCTTTGTTTTCCATCAGAAGGGTAAACCGAACTTCTGAGTATTTAGTTTTGGAATAGGTAATTTTTCAAATGCTTTATTGACCTGATTCTCTACAACTTTACCAACGAACTGCTCTGGGTTGTTGAGAATTGCTTCTGCTTTTTTATAAGTCACATAAGCACCATAACAAAGTGCTCCACTAATGACTAAACTTGTTGTAGATAAAATAAGTGCTAGGTGCTTCATTTTTTCTTTCCTCCTTTTTTAATCGTTCTTTTGTCGGGACGAGAGTGTCCGTTCTTGTGAATCCATTTTGCCATCCTTCATTTCCTCATGTGCTAGTTTTAATATGTAGTAGATTACATATGCTGTAAAGGTAAGACCACAACTTAATATAATTACTACTCCCCAAGGAAATATATTCATTCTCGTCCCTCTTCTTTATGAATCCAAACTTTCAAATCTTTTACATATTTTCTTAATATTTCTGCTTGCGATAAATGCCAGTCATCTCCAGTTTTTGTGTAATTCTTGATATGCTCGTCTATAGCATCAAGACACTTTTTAATTACTGGATTCCAGGGTTCTCGAATCGGGGTATTCCATTCTCTTTTGGACATAAGTATTCAATAGTATAAAGTTGCCCTTTGTGTATAAAATCAATCTTACATAAATTCGGACCAATCATAACATTACCAGCAATTAAAATTTCTAATAACATTATTTCTTTTTGCCTCCATTTTTTGCTTTCTTGGCAGTTGCATTACCTTGATTTTGTTTAGGTTGCTTTCCACCACCAGATCCTTTCTTACCTTTATTTGCGGACTTGGACATTTTCTTGCATTTTTGGAGACTTAATATTTATTGAATTTGCGGGATCTATTGTAACAATTTTTGGTGGTTGTATTATAATATCCGCACAAATCTTTGCATAAGGACTCTGTGGATGAAATGATATTCCGTTCTTAATTGCTTCACCACACTTCAACAGACGAACTAGTTCAAAATCAAGTCGTGCCTTATCTGCCTCTGCCTGCTGCCTGGTTATTTCAGTTCTGACTCTTGCCTTACAAAGTTCCTGAAACGACCCATCAAGAGGTATAGAGAATCCTGCAGAGAGTCCTCCATTAAATGAATTGGTTTGATATGTTGTTGGATCAGTACTACCTGCAAGACTATTGTATCCAAAGGTCTGGAGATTCAGAGTTGGACCTTGGCAAGAAACACCACTACCATAAGTATTTACAGAAAAAGGACCCTGTAGCACCTGTACCGCCTGGTTGGTTACATTACCGGTCGCAGATGCTGAGGGTCCTGCAATATTCGTATTAGAGGGTGCTTCTGCAAATACAGGAGACGATAAACCGATTATTGTGTGAAGACTGATAATGAATTTGTGGTAGACTCTTCTACCGTTTTGCGATCTATCCATGTTTCTTTCGCAATTCCAGGAGTCAAGTGTGTTTCACTAAACTGGAACGGAGCACCTTGATTAATAATTGTGTAGTTCGCACCTGGACCAGGACGGTCAGGAATATTAATATTAGTACCAGTGACAGTATAAGATGTCCCAGTTGTATATTCTATTTGTTTGATTACTTCAACTACTTCAGTGCGAGTTTTAGTCTCAGAAGTAATTGTTCCACTTGTAAAATTAGGAGTGACTGAACCAGCATATGAAGGAGTAATAACTCCCAAGACTACAACCAGTCCGAGAGTTATATGTTTCACTTGAATACGCTCAGTTCAATTGTTCTTTGTGCTGTACCAGTTGATCCAGGTCCACCAGCCGTGATAGTAGGCACACCAGTTCCACTAAGAGAACCTGCAAGGGATCCTTTATCTCCACCTAATTGTGTGGTGGAATTGCTATAGAGATTTGGTGAAGCAATTGTTCCAGAAGCTGCCGACTGAGAGGTGACAACTGTATCAGCAGTAATAGAAGTTTCTGCGAAACTAAATGCTTGCCCATTTGTATTGATGTTATAGGAACCTGCACTTCCAACTCCACCAAGAGTTGTAACATTGATATTTGTTCCTGATACTGAGTAGGAAGCACCTACTCTATTTGATTGAACCACTGCACCCTGAACGCTTAACTGTACGGAATCAACAATTTTATTTGTAATTTCAGCAGCAAAAGCAGGAGTAGTAAAGAATAACGAAAAGACTAGTGCTAATCTCTTCATTGTTCTATGAGGTGATAAGATATACATTTGTATTTAGTAAGACGATTCTCAAACTGGACTACTTGACAAAACCTAAATAAAAACTTATTATGGAAAATCCTTCAACAGGGATTACATCATGAGATTTTGATGTGATTTTAGAGCCGTGGAAGGTGCCCTTCGAGAGAGGTGGTGTACCCCCCTTCTATACGGATGTAGAGTTCAATTAATTTTAATGCAATCAATCTTTACAGTAGCCCTGCCTCTTCTGGCAACGGTTACAACCAGTACGGCAACACTGCCTTTCTCTAGTTATAAACTGCAAGGTCCTCCTCCTCCAGTGGACGAAAAACCTTACTCAATTATTAAAGAGTTTGAACCTGAGAAGACAGCAATCCTAGAGGTTGCACCAACAAAGCCAAAAGAGAAAAGGTTAATTTGTAAAGGGTGTTCGGAACATGAGAACCTTGCTTTGGAATATTTCCAAGATCAAGGAATTAAAGACAGAAACGCCCTTGCTACCATCATGGGCAATATTAAGCAGGAATCTATGTTTGTGCCTAATATTTGTGAAGGTGGTAGTAGGACTCAGTACCATCACTGCTGGCGTGGTTATGGACTGATTCAATGGACATCTGCCGATCGTTATTATGGATTGGGTGATTTTGCTAAGAAGTTTGGTGGCTCTCCATCAGAACTTCAAACGCAACTTCGTTATCTAACAAATGAAGTTCAGTGGCAACGAATTGAAGACCGTATGAAGACTCCTGGAAAGTCTATCAATCGTTACATGGACTATGCGTATAGTTGGATTGGTTGGGGGCATCATGGTGCTCGCACTTCGTATGCTCATGATTATGCCTCTCGACTGATTCAAGTGGAAGTCTGATTAGTTAAGGGAGTCTCTTCTCCCTTTTCTTGCATATATAAACATATCTTATTTTATTGGAGATTATTATGACTGTATCACAAGAACTGCTGAATGCTGTTGAAGCGTGGAAAGTAGAAGACGAAAAATTTACTGCTGGAAATAGTGCAGCAGGCACTCGTGCTCGTAAAGCACTTCAAGAGATTGCTAAACTGGTCAAAACTCGTAGAACTGAGATCACTGAAGAAAAAAACGCCCGTAAGGCGGCTTGACGAATTAAGGTCTAAGACCTTATAATACTCTCATGGGCAAAGGGGGTCCAAACCTCTTGTAAGACCTGCCCCTCCCATGCCTCTCAACGATGCACAAACAGGGAGGTCTCTTGTCTCAGTAGCTCAGTCGGAATAGAGCATCTGCCTTAAACATAAATGGAGCGTCATAAAGGAAACTTTATGAATGTAACTTCTCAAATTCGGGGAACCCTTTAAAATGGCAATCCCGAGCCAAGCATCGTTAGATGAAGGTGTAGAGACTTTACGGGAAGTGCCTAAGTCCTTTGGGATATGGTAAAGAGAAAGTCCAGACCACAAACAGAAATGGCGGAGAAATCCGTAGTGGTAAGCTAAGCAGTTGGTCGGGGGTTCGAGTCCCTCCTGAGACGTTTTTTGAACCTTTTAATGCATAAATAATAGTAACTAAAAGGTTCCATTATGGTTAAATGTTTATTTTGTGGAGAGAAGACTTCTAATCCAAAATTTTGCGGTAGAAGTTGTGCTGCTTCTTATAATAATAAAAAGGTTCCTAAAAGAAAACCAGAACATAAATGTATTGATTGTGGGAAACCCATAACAGCAAATCGCGCTCGTTGTATGGAACACTATTTGGTATGGACTAAGAATAGAGAAGTAAAAGATATGACTCTTAAAGAAGCAATATATGAAAAACATCACAAATCATCAGCATTCGCCTTAGTGAGAACAAGAGCAAGAGCAGTTGCTAAAAAACTTGGTTTTAACGAATGTGTTAAATGTGGATATGATAAACACATAGAAATAGCACATATTAAACCAATATCTTCTTTTAGTGATGAGGTTATGATAAGTGTAATTAATGCCCGTGAAAATATAATGCCTTTGTGCCCAAATTGCCATTGGGAATATGACCATAACCTTTGGACTTGACATAATCTCAGAACTGGTGTAATATATAAAAGTGATAGAGGGTAAGTCCCTGTTATATCCTTATGAGATATATCACACTTACTCCATCAAAAGTAGGAAGTGCAACCCCTCTCGCTGGTCTAGTATTCTGTGTCTGGATGAAGGGAAAGGTGATTCTGTCCGCACATAGAAATCCCTCCTACCATTATTCCCCAGTAGCTCAGTGGCAGCAGCAAGAAACTGTTAATTTCAAGGTCGTTCGTTCAAATCGAACCTGGGGAGCCTTGCCCCCATAGTTTTAGCAGTTAAAATAATCGCCTTGTAAGCGATAGTCGCGGGTGCAAATCCTCGCTGGGGGCTCTTGACATAATACTCATTATGTCTTATAATTTTCCTATCCGTGTGAAGGAAATGTGCTGGGAGAGAAATCTCCCACTTTGCGGTTGTAGTTCAGTGGTAGAACGCTATCCTTCCAAGTTAGATGTCGCCCGTTCGAATCGGGTCAGCCGCTTCGGGAAACCGAATTCCCGTTAATATCTAAATAAAACAAGTGATGAAACCTCAAATACTCGTTGAGTCACTGAACTAAACGGAGTTTGTCGAAACTCCTTACATCCGCAGGAAACTCTGCGAGAAAATATAGAGGTACTATTATGTTTAAATCCGCAATCGCAGCTGTTGCTGCAACTCCTTTCCTTGCTTCGGCTGCATTTGCTGGCCCTTATGTTGAGAGCAAGACTACTGGTGCCGTTGTTGACGGTGATTATACTGGCGCTCAAACTGAACTGCGTGTTGGTTATGAGCAAAAGACTGGTGGTGTAACCGTGTTTGGTGAAATCGGACCTGGTTATGAGTGGAATAATGGTGGCACTAATGAAGGCGTTGCCGTGGGTGAAGTTGGTGTGAACTTCCCAATTGCTAACAACCTTACTGGTAAAGTAAAAGTTGCTGGTGAATATGGTTTTGATTCTGAAGTGTTTGGTCTTGGTGGTGAACTGAAGGTTCGTTACTCCTTCTGATAATTACTACATAGTATAAATTGGGGAGTTGACAAAACTCCCTTTTTTAGTGTATTATAAGTAACGAGTTAGAAGTTTTATGTCTCTTATTTCCCAGCGTGACAGAGAAGTTGCTCTTGAAGCACTTGATTTTTATCTTTTTAATAAAACTGAAGATTTCACTGAAGAAAAAAGGATGGAATTGAATGCCCTAATTAATTGGATCAAACTGGAATACACCAAGAATGAAAATTAATTTGTGGTATTGTGTTGATATGAATCAATGGCGTTGGACACTTACGGATAGTTCAAGACCAATTCGTAAACAAGAATCAGGTCAAAGAGAAAATCTTCGGGATGCTATGAATGATGTAGCAAATACTGTAGAATATATGATGACCAAGATTTAATTTCTTGGGCGATTAACTCAGCGGTTAGAGTGTCTGCTTTACACGCAGAAAGTCCGCAGTTCGAATCTGCGATTGCCCATTATAAATAATTTGAAAAAGAAGTGTAATGGAATCTCTATATAAACTTCTGAGTGATACGCAAGCATCACTCTTTTTGCTGTTTCAAAAAACTTGGGTCTATCACTGGCACATTGTTGGTGAAGATTTTAAACAAATTCATGATTTATTTGGTGAGCAGTATCTTGCCATTCAAGAAGAGATCGATAGACTCTCTGAACATATGAGATTCTTAGGTATCAAACCCATTAGTTCTTTATCGAGAGTATTGGAAGTTTCTGGAGTTTCAGAAGCAAAAACTAACATTTCTTCAATAGAAATGATTCGTGATCTTTTGGAAGATCATAAAAAAGTAATTACTATGCTTGACTCTGCTGCCATTGAAGCAGAAGAACAAAAATCAAGAGGCACGATTAATCTTCTTGATGATTTAAACGAAGCACATGGAAAATTTGTTTGGATGTTAAGATCATTTACTGAATAAAACTATCTTATAATACAATGGAAAATTTAAGAATCAGATGTCGTTCCTGTGGTAAGGAAATCGAAGGGCATCATAGTAAAACTGTATCATGCGGTTGTCCTAATATGGCAACTATTCGTGGTGATAAGATTTCGGCAGTTGACTTATCTAATGTTGTTATGCTAAACTCTTATCATAATAAAACGAAGACTGGTGTTCTTACTAATGAAGATCTTGCATTTCAAGAATCAAGGCGTCAAAGAAAAGTAAGAAGACTAGACTTTGAAGTCCGTTGAGGACTTTTATTGGAGAGAGTCCGGTTGGTCGAGGACACCGCCTTGAAAGCGGCTGGGTTTAAAAGCTTCGCAGGTTCGATTCCTGTTCTCTCCGTTTAAGAATTGCAACAAAATTTAAGATTGTCTTAAACACTTTCTTGAAATCAACACATAGTTGACATAGTAGAATTACTCACTAGCATAACTAGTAGTATTCACCTCAAACTTATGGATCAACACACCTACGATAATTGGGTGAAGATCAAGGAAACTTTCGAAGCTTCTGGAAATCTAGATAATATGTTTTATAAGAGAGCAGTTGAAATTGTAAAAACCCGAAGAGATCCCCTAGCAAAGTTTCTTGGAGATGAAAAATGATGGAACCCTTTGATGATGATTATGTGACTCGCACCGAAGTTCAGGAGATGATCGATGCAGCAATACGACAACACAACCGTAATGCTTCTATCATTAGTATGTGCGTCGGTTGGGTGGTTCTTGCTTTATTTGCTGAGGGACTTTTGAGACTTGTAGGAGTGATTCCACCACTACTTCCTTTTCTTAAAATTACATTGAACTAATGGTATCAATTACAGAAGAAGATTTAAAAGAATTACAAAGAATAGTTTTACAGCAGAAGATAGACGAATTATTTGAAGAACCATCTACTTACGAGGATGAAGAAGATGAGTAGCACAATCTTTAAAGCAATCTGTATTTTTAGTCTCATAGCAATTTTTATAAATTGGGGACTTCACAATGCCTATCCACAATAAGAAGTATCAGTTTGCAATGTCTGCTTTTGTAAGAATGTACGGGCATGGTGTGAATTATAATCATGATATCAGGCAGTTTTGTATAGAATGGTCTGAGTGGGATGTAAGTGTTCCTTTATCAGGTCTTGATGAGGTAGATCAATATTTTTACTATGAATATAAGAATTGGAGAGGAAGATGATTTTTCACATCGTAGAAACACTCGCAGCAAGTCCAGTCTGGTTGGGACTTTGTGGTGCAGGATTGACAATCTTACCCTTTATGGGTATAATGCTTATACACCGAACTAAATAACGGTGTATCCGGATATCGCCTAACTTGGTCATGGCACCTGCTTTGGGAGCAGGAATAATTTCAGTTCAAATCTGAATATCCGGACTTGCCAGTTTCTTCACTGGCACACTTGACTAAACACTCAACAACCCTTATAATACTAAGGCAACAAATCAAAACAATGTCTCTGATTCAAAAATTCAAAAAAGATGTTAGCACTCTTCGTCTTGCTGCTAACGGGGAAATCTATCTTGATGTAAAGAGTCCGAAACTTTATAAAAAGGTACGTCGTTTTTATGAAAACGAAGGAGTAGTATTTTCTGGTGACCCCCTTGACGACTACGAAATGCTTATGGAGTATGTCGCCAGTGATCTTGAGGCAGTTGAAGTCTGATGAAAGTGGTGAAAAAACCAACCGTTCTTATGGAACGGTTTCCTTATCGTTATATTCAGGTCGGTACTTTGGAAATCAATGGAAAACCTGACTGTCGCATTCAAAAAGTAGATTCTTATACTGGTAGATATCGTGATATGTATCTCTGCGATAATGAGATGCAACTTATGACTGCTATGGAAGATTTTGAATATACTCTCTGGTTAGATGACCAACCATGTTACATAGATATGAGGGAGAATATCGGAGTATCTCATTATAAATAACCAGAGATACTCCAATAAAATGCCATATAAAAACAAAGAAGATGCTGCAGCGCAAAAGAGACGATGGAGATTAGCTAATCCTGAAAAAGTATCTGAATCTCAACGAAGATATAGGGAAAATAACCCATACAAATATGCTGATAAAAGAACAAAAGAACAGCATAAAATAAAAAATAGTCTTCAAAGAGAGAAAAGAAAAACTATTCTTTTTGAACATCTTGGCAATAAATGCTGTAAGTGTGGTTCTACAAAAAATCTAGAACTAGATCATATCAATCCTCTTCTTAAAACTACTAGACAATCTATTTTGTCCGTTGGTCTTGAGAGAGCACTTGAAGAATGTGATAACATTCAACTTCTGTGTAAAGAGTGTCATACTAGAAAAAGTCAGGCACAGAAAAAAGCGGCATATTATCTCTTTTATAATATGCCGCTAGAAGAGCAAGAAAAGTGGATTGAAAAGTTTATAGATCATAAAGGTTTTATAGATAGATTAAGTCCTCTAAAAGACACGGATGGTCTATAACAGCACTGGTCGGTGATGAAATCCCCCTTAACAAAAAACACCGATGTAATGCGTTACATTGGTAATATTCTTCTCCTCTCAGGATACTTTGTCCTTCTATGGGGAGATCCAAAAACTGGATTGCTTATAAAGTGTATTGGAAATGTTTTTGTCATTCCTTTTGCTATCAAGTATAAGTTTTGGGACATTCTTATATTATGTGGTTTTTATGCTGCAATTGAAGTTCCAAAATTAATTCAACTAACCTTTCCTAATTTGTTTATAAATTAGGTGGTGGAGTCAATGACCCATTGAGTTTCCAATCTCTCTTTAAAGGATTGGTGGTGCGGATGGGGTTATCCCGCCTGGTTTCTAATTTCCAGTCAAAGAATTGGTGGCGTGCATGGCGAACCTAATATTAAAGGTGGGTTGCATAAACCCACCTTTTTTAGTATAATAACTAGATATCAAATCATACCTTATGAATTTACATTTGACCTATTTTGGAGACAGTAATTTCTCCATAGGTAAGAATAGAATCAGAAAGCAAGCAGAAAACTTTGAAGTCTTTGAAACAATTCAGGAGTTTGGGGAATCTGACTTGGAGGATAATCTATTTTGGGAGCAATATGCAAAACCAATGATGAATCCTCGTGTAGGAATGCCTAGAAGGTATTATGGATATTATGCGTGTAAACCTTACTTTATTCTCAAAGCACTAGAAAATATTCCCGAAGATGATGTGCTTCTTTATGTTGATTCTGGGTGTGAGTTGAATAAAAACGGTTTAGAGAAACTGAAACAATATTATGAAGAGTGTCTCGAAACTCAGGGAGTCTTCTTTACTTTAGATCTTCCAGAAATTCAGTGGACAAAGATGGATACCTATCGCTATATTGTTGGAGACAATGATGAATACCTAATGACCCGACAAGTTATTTCCGGTATCTTTTTCCTGAAGAATACACCTATGATTCGTGAGTTAGTTCAGAAATGGACTGATGTTTGTGTTGAAGATAGTGGAAGATATCTTGATGATAGTCCTTCAATTCTTCCAAATCATGAAATTTTTAGAGAGAATAGACATGACCAATCTATTTGGTCTTTACTATTGAAGAAAAAGTCAGAAACACATGACTTTACATTTCATGATGATGATACTTATGAAACTATTTGGAACTCTGCAGGAATGTCAGGAGTGCCTGTAGGACAGCAACAAGCACAAATTTGGAATACCTACGGTAGAGAGTATCCAATCTGGGCAACTAGAAGCGGTCAAATAGACTTTACAAATTGTGAGGTATGAAGGAAAGATTTGAGAGACCTTGGGGTTGGTATGAAAATCTCAAAGAAGAGACTGGATATAAAGTAAAGAGACTTTATGTGCAACCAAATCAAAAGATATCTTTACAATATCACAATCATAGAGATGAGCATTGGGTTGTAGTGTCTGGTGATGGAATATTAGAATTAAACAAAGACAATAAAAATTTAAAAGTTGGAGATCATATTCTTATACCAGTTTTGTCTAAACATCGAATTACTGGTGGAAACAGTGGTATAATAATTATAGAAGTTCAACTCGGAAAAATCTGCAATGAAGAAGACATTGTTAGAATTGAAGACGCATACGGAAGGATTTAACTCATGAAAAAAGCATTAATTACAGGAATTACAGGTCAAGATGGGTCGTATCTCGCAGAATTACTACTTGAAAAAGGTTATGAAGTTCATGGCATTGTCAGACGAGCATCCCTTATTAATACTGATCGTATTGACCATATCTATGATTCTATTACTCTCCATTACGGTGACCTTACTGATTCTACCAATCTTGTAAGAATCATTCAGATTGTGCAACCAGATGAAATTTATAATCTTGGTGCTCAAAGTCATGTGAAGGTTTCTTTTGAGATACCTGAATATACTGGACAGGTAGATGCTTTAGGAACACTGCGTATTCTAGAAGCAGTGCGTCTTTTGGGTATGGAAAAGAATGTCCGTATCTATCAAGCATCAACTAGTGAATTATATGGATTAGTGCAGGAGATTCCGCAAAGAGAAACCACACCATTCTATCCTCGCTCGCCCTATGGTTGTGCAAAGATTTATGGATACTGGATTACAAAAAATTACCGAGAGTCTTATGGGATGTATGCCTGCACAGGTATTCTTTTTAATCATGAATCCCCTCGTCGCGGTGAGACATTTGTTACTCGTAAAATCACCCGCGCTCTCTCAAGAATATCTACAGGACAGCAAAAGATTCTTGAGTTGGGAAATTTGAATGCAAAAAGAGACTGGGGGCACGCAAAAGACTTTGTGGAGGCGATGTGGTTGATGTTGCAGCAAGAAACTCCAGATGATTTTGTAATTGCAACTGGAGAGCAATACTCTGTGCGTGAGTTTGTAGAAGAAGCAGCACCTTACTTTGGTATGAAAATTGTCTGGGAAGGTGAAGGTTTGAATGAAGTTGGTATTGATAAAAATACTGGAAAAACGATTGTCAGAGTCAACCCTAAATATTTCCGACCTGCTGAAGTAGAGACTTTGTTAGGTGATGCCACAAAGGCTAAAGAAAAATTAGGTTGGACACCTAAAACTTCTTTCAAACAATTAGTTGAGGATATGTGCATTTATGGACAGTGATTCTAAGATTTTTATTGCAGGGCATAGAGGTCTTGTAGGGTCTGCAATTTCTAGACATCTAACATCTAATGGTTATACAAATCTTTTGACTCGCTCTAGAGCACAATTGGATTTGAGAATTCAAAAAGATGTTGATGAATTCTTTGCTGTAGAAAGACCTGAATATGTTTTTCTTGGTGCAGCAAAGGTAGGTGGTATTGGTTACAATAAAGCAATTCCTGCAGACTTTATTCGTGAAAATTTGCAGATTCAAACTAATGTAATTGATGCAGCATATCGTAATGGATGTAAGAAGTTGCTCTTCTTAGGATCTGCTTGTATCTATCCGAAACATGCTCCAGTGCCAATCAAAGAGGAGTATTTGATGACTGGACCACTTGAAGAAACAAACATCTCATATTCACTAGCAAAAATTGCTGGATATATGATGTGTAAAAAGTATACAGAGCAGTATGGATTCCCAACTGTATCTGTGATGCCCAATAATCTTTATGGAATCAATGATAATTTCATTCTTGAGCAGTGTCATGTGATTCCAAGTTTTATTAATAAGTTTGTTACCGCAAAAGATTCTGGTGCTGAAAGTGTAGTTTGCTTTGGTGATGGAAGTCCTACTAGAGAGTTTCTCTTCTCTGATGACCTTGCAGATGGTCTTGTTTTTCTGATGAATAATTATGAAGACCCAGAAATTATTAATATTGGTCCTGAAAGAGAAGTAAGTATTAAAGAACTTTCTGAAATCGTTTCAAGACTTGTTGAGTATAATGGTGAATTAATTTGGGATACAAGTAAACCAAATGGCACTCCACGCAGAGCACTTGATACTTCAAAGATGACTTCTTTGGGATGGAAAGCAAAAACTTCTCTTGAAGATGGGCTAAAAACTACTATTGATTGGTTTCTAAAAAATAGGAGTAACTATGTCAGACTATAAGTGGCCACTTATGAAAAACTCTATCTCTCTTTGGGATAGATTTCAACTTGCCAAGTTTGTTTTAACTTCTGATAAATTTACTCAGGGTGAAAATGTTGAGCGATTTGAGAATGAGTGGTCTAAGTGGTTAGGTTGTAGATATTCTTTATTTGTAACTTCTGGAAGCACTGCAAACTTTTTGTTGGTTTCTTCTATCATAGAAAAGTATGGCTTAGAAAGGGGTGACAAAGTATTAGTCCCATCCTGCACTTGGGTTACAAATATTAATCCAATTATTCAACTGGGACTTACTCCAATTTTTTGTGATGTAAATCTTGAAAATTATAGTTTTGATTTAGACAATCTTAAAATTATTTCTGAGTTACATCCTGATATTAAAATGGTATTTGTGACTCATCTGTTAGGAATTCCTGCTGAAATTAAAAAGTATCGCAAAATATTTCCTAATGCTTTGTTTATTGATGATGTTTGTGAGTCGCATGGATGTCTTGATAAGAGTGGAAATAAGATAGGTAAAACCAGTCTTGGTGCTACCTTTAGTTTTTACTTTGGACATCATATGTCAACCGTAGAAGGTGGTATGATTTCTACTGATAGTTGGGAATTATATGACTTAATGAAAATGAAAAGGTCTCATGGACTTGCAAGAGTATCAGATCAGTTTAAGTATTATCAAAACCAAAATCCAGAAATAGAAAAGTCCTTTCTATTTGTAAGTGATGGGTATAATTTTAGAAACACTGAGTTTGGTGCAGTATTGGGATTATCTCAACTCAAGAGATTAGATAAATTTATTGATAATAGGGATAAGACATATGCTAGGTTTGTAGAAATGATGTCCTCTTCAAAGAATAGAGACAATTTTTACCCAATAGTGTATAATGAAGGAAACAGTTGTTTCTGCTTTCCTTTTATTTGTAAAACAAAAGAAATTAAGTCTAAACTTATTTCATTGTTAGATAAGTATAAAATTGAATATAGACCTGTGGTTGGTGGAAATCTTTTAAGGCAACCTTACCTTAAAAATTATTCTATCAGTGGAAAGACAGAAAACTTAAATGTAGATATTATCCATGAAAATGGAATCTATATTGGAAACAATCAATTTGTTTCTAACAAAGATATGGACTTACTGGAAACTATTTTAGGAGAATTATGAGCAAGTTTGCTGATTTAATCGATCAATGTATCAAGGAAACTATTGATGAAGTACTTTCGCGTAGAGAACTTCCTGATGTTGAATACATTGAAACAGACAATCTTGGTGAAGTAATTGAGAAACTTTCAATTCTTCACACTCGTATGTGGATGCTTGAGGATGCAATTCAGGAAGCAAAGACAGATACTGAAATTGCTGACTTGAAGCGTAAGATTGATATTTGCTTTAAAGTGAAGCGTCCTCGTCTTGTGCAAGCAGTTAATCTTCTTGTGGATAATGCTATCGCAACAGGAAGAACTCTCCGCGAGGACTCTGTAAAACTTTACAAAGGAGTTGAGTGATATGTCGCTCAAGTACATTCATCATCACTTGGGTCTTGGAGACCATATCATTTGTAATGGCATGGTCCGTCATTTTTGTAAAAAATATGATAATATAGTGCTCTTTTGCTATACACATTACTATGATAATGTAAGTTATATGTATCGTGACCTAAGCAATCTAGAAATCTTTAATTTTGATGTTGAGGAGGATGCTATAAGATTTGTTGAAAACAATAAGACTGTTAAAAACAATCTAATCAAACCTGGATTTGAGAATCTTGATAGTTGTTTGGATAGGATGACTTTTGATGAAGCATTTTATCATCTTGCTGGTCTTGATTTTCAAATTAGATTTGATGAGTTTTACTTTGAAAGAGACATAGAAAAGGAAGATGAAGTTTGTAAAACTTTAAATCCTGACGATGAAAAATATATCTTTGTTTTGGATGACCCAAAGAGAGGATATAATATTGATATGAGTAAGGTTACAGATGAATATAAGGTAATTCGTAATGATTATCAATTCAAGATGTTTGATTATGTTAAACTACTTGAAAATGCCGAAGAGATTCACATGATGCAAACTGGATTTTTGGATATGGTTAACTCCTATAAAATGGATAAACCAAAAATCTACAGGCACAACTATGTTAGAAACTATCCAGAATCAATTCACTCTAAAGGTCTTAATGAGGTAATTGGAATTGACTGAAACTGGATACATATCATATTCTGATTCAAGATTCAACTACCCCTATAAGGGGTTTTGTTCTATTGTTTGTGGAATCATTGATATGGCTTTAGAGCATTATATTGTGAGTGGTAATTTCAATATTGAAGTATCAGAAAGTCAGACATTAAATTTGTTTGATAATATCTCACCAAAAACCAATAAGAGTTATAATGTTGGGTCATGGTGGTTGGAAAGATATTTTTCAAATCAAACTTATCAGGGGGAATATAATGCTCATACTCCAGCAAACATAGATAATCTAAAAATTAAGAATAAAGTTTACAATAATATTCTTAAGATTAAAGATGAGTATGTAGAAAAGTTTGAAAATAAGAGAATAGATTTAGAAATTGATGAAGATACATTGGGAGTTCAGATAAGAGGCACTGATAAAAAAGAAGAAATTCCAGAGATAAAAATTGAAAGTATCTTTAACCTAATTGATTCTAATGATAAAGAAAGGATATTTGTAGCAACAGACGACACTTGGATTGTTTGTTGAATAGATATGGTAGTAGAATCACTTATGATGACACTCTTCAAATTAGTAGTGGATCTCAATCAATTCATCACAATTGCTCAAATCGCTCTCAAGTAAATGAAGAAGTATTATCTAGCGTTTATTTACTTTCAAAGTGTAGTCACTTTTTGTATAGTTTTTCGAACGTTAGTTTACTGGCATTGATACTTGGAATAAATGATTTTCAATTCATCGATTACCTAAACAAATGATTAGTATTGTAACTGGCACATTAAATCGTGTGGGAATGCTTCCTAACCTGATTAAAAATACTGTTCTTGCTGACGATAGAATAGAACTTGTATTGGTTGATGGTGGGAGTAATGACGGCACTGTAGATTACATTAAGCAAGTCAATCATCCTCAAATTAAACTGATTGAGATTGGCGGTAGAAGTTCTTATCCACATTTCATGAATATTGGTATTCGTGAATCAACTCACGAAATAGTGTGTCAGTGGAATGATGATGTTGTTTTATGTAATGATTGGTCTGAAGTTATTATTGAAACTCAATCAAATCATGATTTCTATCTTTTTAATTGGAAGTATGGATCTTTCGATGAAACTAAAAATCCAGATTGGTTGAATGGTGTGGACCACACATCTGGATGGTGTTTGTGTAATGTTGCGGATTCTGGTGGAGAGATTGTAATGAATTATGGATTATATCGTAAGAAAATATTTAGAGAAATTGGAATGTATAATCCCGAATATCAGTATTATTGTGCAGATGGTGATATGTCTTATCGTGCATATTCTTTCGGATACAAAGTTAAAGATCTAAGGCATATTAAGGTGTGCTCTCTTCCTACAAGTAAGATTGCAACTTCTCATCCAGGAGATCATTCGATATACCATAAAAATATGGATATGTATCGAAAAAAAATCTTACCAGAAAGTCTTCAATATCTTTGAATAATCATATCGCGGTGATTAGATAATTGCTTATCATTCTCATCAAATGGTTCTCCAATAAAAGCAAAGTCATCTAACTTGCGATCTCTTTTAATTGGATTTCCAATTTGCTCATAATTAAAATATTCGTCATGAAGAAATAAACTTGTAACTGCTTGGGGATAAATTACCTCCTGTAGAAATCTCTGGTCTACTGCTCGGTCTGATATCCAATGTGATGTGCTGATATATTGTTGCATTTCTTCATCAATGTTTTGAATGAATCCAGATTTGCAACCCCACATTCCAGCACTAATTTCCCAAGCGTGCCCTCCAGGATGGTCTCTAATGATATGAAACTGTTTATCTGATTCTAACCATTCATTTACAGCAGTAACATCACGCTCAAATAAACGAGAATCGCAATCTCTTGAGATGAAACATTCAATACCTTCTTCAGATGCTGGACTAAATCGCCACATTGCGTTAGAATGATTTTGATTATCTCTTTCTACGAGTTTCACATTATTACCTTTCAATTCTTCTAATATATAAGAAGGCACTGAGTCATCATGATAAACTCTCATTTCCCATTCTGGGTAAAACTTATTCTTAAGAAGAGAGTTTTTAATTGCTCCTATAGTGTATTTTGGGTTATCACCCCATAAAGAAAAAGATATAACTTTCATATTCACATCAATTCTTTATTATATATGACTGAGAAAAAACAGTATAACTTAGTTGGTGGTGGATTTAACCATTATGATAATGGAAACAAAGCATCTTCCATTTATAAGCAAGAATCAAAATTTATAGAATGGGTTGATTCTGGTGCAGAGGAAACTTTTTATATAGATCGTCATATTGGACTTGCTTTTGATGATAATTGTAGTAAAAAGAAGTATGCTTGGTTATTGGAATCCGAAAATATTTGTTCAGATGTTATTGAAGATGTAAAGAGAAATTATCTTCACTATACCCGTGTTTATGATGCTATCTTTACTCACAATCAAGAATTAGTTAAACTTCATCCAAAGTTTAAGTTTGCACCTCTATATGGTAGTTGGATTCCTGAAGCAAAACTTTATGATAAAAGTAAATTAATTTCTATGATTTGCTCTAATAAGGTAATGTGTGAGGGCCATCAATATCGCTTATCCTGGGCTCAAAGACTTCAGGGAAAAGTTGATTTTTATGGAAGAGGATTTAATGAGATTCAAACCAAGGAAGAAGGTCTAGTAGATTATATGTTTTCAGTTGCAATTGAAAATGCTTCCTACGAATCTTACTTTACTGAAAAGATTCAAGACTGTTTTTCTACAGGAACCATACCAATCTACTATGGGTCTCCTGATATTGGAAAGTTTTTTAATCCCGAAGGAATTATTACACTTACTGATGATTTTGATGTTTCTCAATTGACTCCAGACCTTTATTATGATAAACTGGATGCAGTAAAGGAAAATTTAGAGAGAGTCAAAGATTTTCTAATCAACGAAGATTACATTTACAACACTTACTTAAAATAATTATGTTACTTAGTTTTAAAAATATTAAAACAAAATATGATATGAATATCACAGGAATTATTCATATCGGAGCGCACAGAGGTCAAGAAGTATACGACTATATTGATTGTGGAATTCAAAATATTATTTTGTTTGAACCATTAAGTACTAACTTTTCAATTCTTGAACAAAAATTAGCAGATGCTAATGCAAATATTTTTGGACATCAAGTTGCTCTTGGCAATGATGAAAAATTGGTAACTATGTATTTGAGTGATAATGATCAAATGAGTAGTTCAATTTTAAAACCAAAAAAGCATCTTCAAAATCATCCAACAGTTCATTTTAATGGAACTGAAGAAGTTGAAATGAAAAAACTTGATAGTTTTTCTGATGAAACTATCGGACATAATTTTATTAATATGGATGTTCAAGGATATGAACTTGAAGTTCTTAAAGGTGGTGCAGAAACTTTAAAAAATATTGATTATGTTTACTGTGAAGTAAATCGTGATGAAGTTTATGAAAATAATGCATACATTGAAGAATTAGATGAATATCTTGCCAATTACAATATGGAAAGAGTTGAAACTGATTGGTCTGGTGGTATATGGGGTGATGCTCTTTATATCAGGAGAAAATAATGACTATCAGTTATAATCGCCTAGGATCAAACGGGCGTCTTGGAAATCAAATGTTTCAGTATGCTGGACTTCGTGGTATTGCCGCAAATCGTGGGTTTGATTGGGTTATTCCTCCTCCAGAAAATTATGGTGACTCTAATTATGGACTTTTTGACTGTTTTGAGATGTCAACAGTGGAGAAAAATAATTTTGGATTTTTGAACGCTCAAAGTATTCAAACTGGAGTATTTCATTTTTCCGAAGATTTATTTAATGATTGTCCAGATAATATAAATCTGCATGATCATTTTACAACGCAAAAATATTTTTTGAACATTGAAGATACTATTCGTAAAGATTATACATTTAAAAATAGCATTTTAGAACCTTGTAAAGAAATTATAAGTCAATTTAAACATCCTATTTTTCTTCATGTTCGTAGGGGAGATTATGCTGCACATACTGACGCACATCCACTAATCCCGATTGAATATTATGAAAAAGCATTAAAGTTGTTTCCAGAAGATTCTGAAGTTTTGGTATTTTCTGATTCTATTGATTGGTGTAAAGAACAGGAATTTTTTCAGGGTGATAGGTTTATGTTGTCAGAATATTCTGAAACATATCCACAAGTTGCGGATACTTTGTTTGGAAAACAAAAATCAAAAATTCCATATTTTGATCTTTGTATGATGACTCTTTGTGAAGGTGGTATTCTTGCCAATAGTACTATGAGTTGGTGGGGCGCTTGGTTAATGGAAAATAAAAAACAACCAATTGTTGCACCAAAACCATGGTTCGGTAAATTTTATGATTATTATAATATGAATGATTTATTACCTGACGATTGGATGGAGATTGAATATGAATAATCTAACTTTTTTGATGCCTTGTAGAATTGAAAGTGATGATCGATTAAAAAATATTATAACAGTAATTTCATATATTCATCATAATTTTCCAGATTGTCCAATTATTATTAAGGAAAACGATAAGCAATCCATATTTCAGCAAAGAGTAGTTCCAATTATTAAAAATATTTTTGGATATTTTCCAGAAAATGTAAGACACATTTTTGAACAATCTGAAGAATCATTCTTCCATAAAACTAGAATCTTAAATGATTTGGTAATGGCAGCAGATACTGATATTGTTTATAATTATGATATTGATCACTTATTGCCGATTGCTAGTTATAAAAAGGCATATGATATGATTAGTAGTGGGCAGTTTGATGCTGTTTATTGTTATGGTGTTGGTGTATACCAATATCTTGTTGACTACCCAGTTGAAGCATTTCAGAAGTTTATCAAATCTGGATTTGATTTTAAAGTGATTGAACCTGGATGTAACATTTCCCCTTCAGTTATGGGGCTTGGGCAAATGATTCGTAGACAAACTGAAATTGATTGCTATATGTGGAATGAAAACTTTTTGGCCTGGGGTCCGGAAGATTGTGAATTTCTTTATCGAATTCAAGTTCTAGGTGCAAAAGTTGGTAGAGTGAATGATGTATGCTACCATTTGAATCATTATAGATCTTTCAATTCTCATTATCATAATCCAAAGTGGCAGGAAAATATGAATATTTGGCAAACTATTCGCACTTGGGATAAAGATGCTATAATAGGATATTATGAGGGACAGAATTATGTTGAGGAGAGGAGGAGTCAACTGAATGCTAGCGTTTAATTATCTTGGAAAGTTGGGGCGCTTGGGAAACCAAATGTTTCAATATGCCTCATTGAGAGGCATTGCTCGAAATCGTGGATATGATTTTTGTATTCCCAATCATCAGGAAGTATTGAAAGATCCTTATGGGTTTGATTTGAAGATAGAATTATTCTATCCATTTAAAATGACATATGTGCTTCCTCATAATATTAAACTTCTTGATAGGGGATACGCACCTGTAGCGGAAGAGAAGCAGTTTCATTTTGATGAGACTCTTTTTAATATGTGTCCAGATGAAATTACTCTTGCTGGATTCTTTCAATCTGAAAAATACTTTAAGCATATTGAAGATGAAATCAGAGAAGATTTCTCTTTTAAGAATGAGATTCTAGATCCTTGTAAAGAAATGATAGAGTCGGTTGGTGAAGCAATCAGTCTTCATATTCGTCGCACAGATTATCTGCAGAATCCAAATCATACTACTCTTGGATTGGAATATTATACTGAAGCACTTCAAAAGTTTGATTCAAATCTCCCTGTGATTATCTTTACTGATGATGTAGAGTGGTGTAAAGCGCAGGAATTATTCTCTGACGAACGCTTCATGATTTCTGAATCTGGAGACCACTATGTCGATATGTGCTTGATGACTCTGTGTAAATATCATATCATTGCAAATTCTTCATTTTCTTGGTGGGGTGCTTGGTTATCCAATTCTGATAGTGTAATTGCACCTATCAAATGGTTTGGTGAAGGAAATCAAGATAAAAATACAGAAGATTTAATTCCAGAAAGATGGAGTAAACTATAATGGACAGAAATAAATCTGCTTATAAACTTAAAAATATTGGTCCAATTTATTATCTTAATCTAGATGGGCAACCAGAAAGAAAACAATATATGGAAGACCAGTTTAAATATTGGGAGATTGAGAATTACGAACGGATCTCTGCGTTTGATGGTAGAGATGATGATCTTAGCGATATTATTAAAGGTCGTTATCCAGAAAACATGACTTCTGGTGAGATTGGATGTACTACTTCTCACTTAAAAGCAATCAAACATTGGTACGAGACTTCTGATTCTCCTTATGCAATCATCATGGAGGATGATGTAGATCTTCAAATTGTAAGATTCTGGAATTTTACTTGGGTAGATTTTGCTTCTAAAGTTCCTTATGATTGGGATGTAATTCAGTTAGCAATCATTTGTACAGGTAATCTACATGTAAAACTACATAAAAGATTTGTGAATGATTTTTCAACTGCTTGCTATATGATTACTCGCCATCATGCTGAGAAACTACTGAAGTTTCATGTTCGTGATAGTAAATATAAACTGGACCAAGGTGTAAAACCAAGACCTGTTGCTGATGATTTAATTTATAATTCAGGTAATACTTTTTCAATTCCTCTTTTTCTTTATCGTATTGCTTTAGGTTCCTCTATTCATCCAGAACACATTGATGTTTTTCATCGTGCAAGTCATGATGGTTTACTTGAATTCTGGCAAAAGCAAGGATGTGATATGAACATTGGTGATTTGATGAATTATGATCCTTATCTTGGGAGAGTTACTGAGACATCTCAATCTCAACAGTAAGCATTTATACTTATCAATGTTTTCATATTCACACAAAGGGGTGCTTGACACCCCTTTCTTTTTGCTATATAATTCTGTAACAGTTCTTCACAAAACTACAATGACTGTAACTACTAATGAATTTGGGCAACAAAATATGTTTGCCAAAGAACCTGTGATGTACTATGAAAATTATGGGATGTTGACACCTAATCAAGTCAGGGAGCGTACTAATGGCCGCTGGGCAATGGTCGGTTTTGTTGCTGGCATCATTTCTTATGTTAGCACTGGTAACTTCTTCTTCGGCATCTTCTGATGACTGAAGCACTCTGGACAATCACGACGGTTGCTTTTTTCGTGATTTTGGGTTATGCTGTAGATCAACTCTCTGAAACTTATTGAGTCTTAACACAATGGCATTTAACATTACACTTCAATCCCCTGACGGCACCGAAACCACTATTCAATGTGCTTCTGATCAATATATTCTTGAAGCAGCAGAGGAGGCAGGTGTTGATCTACCTTCCAGTTGTCGTGCTGGTGCTTGCTCTGCTTGCGCGGGCAAACTGATCAGTGGTACTGTAGATAATGAGGATCAGTCGTTCCTTGATGATGATCAAACTGCTGAGGGATGGGTCCTAACTTGTGTAGCATATCCCACCAGCGACTGTGTGATCCTTACCGAGCAGGAAGAAAATCTGTGAGCACTGCTGGAATGCTAGGGCAGTTTGCAATTGCCCTTGAAACACTTGGGTGGGATGCTAGTGATGAAATCTCTGTAGAAATTGGTGGTGTAGCAGTCACAGGAACTGCTACTAGTCCAACTGCAAATCCAAAGTGGGCAAAACCTTTTGGAACTGTATCCTACCAAAACGATGCTTTCATCGTAATTAAAAACAAGTCAAGGAATCCTGTCGTTCCTTCACAACCAAATCCTGAACTTAAACAACAACACCCTTATCAAGGAGAAAACAATGAAAAATCTTTTTAACGAGCGCAGTGAGCGCATTAATGGTTGGTTCGCAATGATTGGATTTGTTGCTGCCGCTGGTTCTTACCTCACTACAGGCCAAATTATTCCCGGTGTTTGGTGAAATAATTCTACATAATAATAAACTCTGCTCTAAATAAGGGGCAGAGTTTTTTTTTGTATATGCCAAGAGGACAATTGACAAAGGACATCATAAAATGTGAGATCCTCAAAATTAAAAGAGATTTGGATAAAGAGTGGATGAATAAATCTGGATATGATCCAAAATGGTTGGCACATCACTATCTCAACAAAGTCTTGGATAAATTGGACGAGTACAGGGCTTGACAGATCGCGCAAGACCGTAGTATGATAAATAGGTAAACAAATGTTACGGATTCCTCATAATTCGTTACATTGTCCACTCCCACTAACCGAGACCTATGGGGAGTATAAATTACGTCTCTCATACCCACACTGGAGGGTGGTGTGGGATATAATGTATTCGTTCAGTTCCCCCTGAGCACTACTTACCCTTTAACGAAAATGACTGCTTCTATTGCACAACGCAATTCTACTAACCCATGGGAATCTTTTTGCCAGTGGGTTACTTCTACCGACAACCGACTTTATGTGGGGTGGTTCGGTGTTCTGATGATTCCTTGTCTGCTTGCTGCTACGACTTGCTTCATCATCGCATTCATCGGTGCTCCCCCAGTGGACATTGATGGTATTCGTGAACCCGTTGCTGGTTCACTCATGTATGGAAACAACATCATCTCTGGTGCTGTTGTTCCAAGTTCAAATGCTATCGGTCTGCATTTATACAATATTTGGGATGCAGCAAGTCTTGATGAATGGCTCTACAATGGTGGACCTTATCAACTTGTAGTATTTCACTTCCTCATCGGCGTCTTCTGCTACATGGGTCGTGAATGGGAACTTTCTTACCGTCTTGGTATGCGTCCCTGGATTTGCGTAGCATACTCTGCACCTGTTGCTGCTGCTACTGCTGTATTCCTTGTGTATCCTTTCGGTCAAGGAAGTTTTAGTGACGGAATGCCTTTGGGTATTAGCGGAACTTTTAACTACATAAACTAAACCAATGTGTAGTATAAATCGGGTGAACTGCTGGAAACCTAAGTCCTTTATGGATACGGCAATCAGCATCCAAGACACAGACGATACTTCTGTGTAAGGTTCAGAGACTAGTCGGTTTTCCAAGCGTGGAATGTAATACGACACTAGCGCCCGACAACCTTTTATGATATAATGTTTATCCAACCCTTCCATATATAACTCATAAGTTGTATAAATAGTATAAGGTAAATGGGGATAAACAAATGACTGATATTGACGCCGCTTGGTTAGCGGGACTTTTAGAAGGTGAAGGTTATTTTCAAATAACTAAACCAAAACCTAATCATCCAACACAAGTTCTTATTAGACTATCAATGACTGATAAGGATGTTGTAGAAAAGGCATCAAAACTTCTAAATGTTCCTATTAACTGTAAAGCAAAAACTACTGAAAAAAAGACTATCTATTCTATTAGTTTAAGTAGAAAAGATGATGTAGAAAAAGTTCTTTTACAAATACTTCCTCATATGGGTAGTAGAAGAAGTGAAAGAATAACTGAATGCCTTGAAACTATTACAGAAAGACGAAAAGTTCTTTCTGAAACAAGACGAGAGCAACAAGTTAAAGCGGCAAAAATCAGATGGGAAAAAGTAAAAGGTTGATGATATAGTCCAATCCCTATGGAAACATAGGTTCCTCGTTCTGCTTAATAGGTTGGTTTTCCAAGCAGAACACAACATCCTTATGCACCCATTTCATATGATGGGCGTAGCGGGTGTCTTCGGTGGTTCACTGTTCAGTGCAATGCACGGTTCTCTGGTTACTTCCTCGCTGGTTCGTGAAACCACTGAGAACGAGTCTCAGAACTATGGTTACAAGTTTGGTCAAGAAGAAGAGACTTATAACATCGTTGCTGCTCACGGTTATTTCGGACGCCTTATTTTCCAATACGCTTCCTTTAATAACTCCCGTTCGCTGCACTTCTTTCTCGCTGCTTGGCCCGTTGTCGGTATCTGGTTCACCGCTCTTGGTGTTTCTACGATGGCTTTTAACCTCAATCGTCGGGGTCCCGTCCTAGCAATTTGACGGTAAACTTTGGGTGAATTGCTGGAAGCCCTCCTAAATGGGTAATCAGCAGCCAAGCCACAGACGCTTCTGTGGAAGGTTCAGAGACTAGGTGGTTTCCCAAGCGTGGGATGTAATACACCAATAGCGCCCAACATCCCTCTGGGATGAAGATATAGTCCTCTCCTTAAAGATGGTAAATTTAAGGAAACAGAGTAACGGTTTTAATTTCAATCAATCACTACTTGATAGTCAAGGTCATGTGATTAACACTTGGGCTGATGTTCTTAACCGAGCAAATCTTGGTTTTGAAGTGATGCATGAAAGAAATGCACATAACTATCCTTTGGATCTTGCAGCCGTTGAAGCAACACCAGTTGCTCTTACTGCTCCCACAATCGGTTGATGAAATTAGAGACCCTTTACGGGTCTCTTTTTTTGTACTATAATGGTGTTTAAGATTTTATAAATAGTTAAAAGATTAAACACCATAATGAGAACCACGAAGATTTGTAGAACCTGCACACAAGAACTTCCTATCTCCGATTTTAGAGAAGGTCGTAGAAGGTGTATGAGATGTGAAGAAAAAACTTATGCTGAAAACTGGGCAAGTAAAACTCACATTATCTGTAATAAGTGTGGTGTAGAAAAACTCATTTCAGAGTATTATAAAGGGCACAAGAGATGTAAAGAGTGCTATAGTAAAGATTATAAGGATAAAAAACCTTCTTATGATGATAAGAAGGATTATATGCTAAAGTATACTTATGGTGAAGATTTTGGTTTGGAGCAATATAAAAACATTCTTCAAGAACAAAATGAAGTGTGTGCTATTTGCCTAAATCCAAATACTAATGGTAGAAAGGATAGTAACAATCTCTATGTTGACCACAACCATAATACTGGAAAGGTTCGTGGATTACTTTGTAGTAACTGTAATAGAATGCTTGGTATGGTTGGAGATAATATCAGCACACTAACTAATGCAGTTAAATACCTACAAAAGCATCAATAAAAAATGCTCCTCATCCTCCTCCTCTTCCAACTTTTTGGAATCCTAATGTTTATATTATCCATCACACAAGATCTCTAATACATAGAGAGGTTGCTTTTATCAAATGAAAAACCTAGAACTTTCTGAAGACCAGATTAAACTTTTGGCAGATGCAGTATGGATGCGTCAAAGATGCTTTATTGCGGGAGATAGAAGATTTAAAGAATACGGAGCAATGTTAGAAGAACTTCTTGAAGGAATGGAATATACACCAAAAAGATTCTGATTATGACTTACGATACAGTCTTTATTTCTGATGTGCATTTAGGCACACCTAGATGTAATACAGAAAAGTTTCTGAAGTTTCTCAAAGAACTCAAAACTAAAAAACTAGTTTTAGTAGGTGATATTATAGACATCTACTGTATGGAAAAATATAATACTCGCTGGACTAAAGAGCATACTGAGTGCGTTCATCAAATTCTTAACCTAGTCAAGAAAGGAACAGAAGTCATTTATATTCTTGGAAATCACGAAGGGCAGATTCGTCGGTACTGTGATTTCAAACATAAGAATTTTAAAATGGTAGATGAGTATATTCATGAAGACTCAAATGGAAATAAATTCCTTTGTGTTCATGGAGATAAGTATTCTGAGTATTCTTCTGGGTCTTGGAAGCAACTTATCTTCAACAAAGGGTATGAAATTATTACACCACTGAGTTTGTGGTTGGAAAGATTCTTCCGTTTTTCATTGGTGTATTTCTTGAAGAATAGTGTGCGTGGTAAGAACTATATCAATCAATATGAAACTGATATTGCTTCTTATTGTGCTCAGAGAGATAAAAAGTATGCTGGGGTAATTTGTGGGCACATTCATTCTGCAAATATTCGTAACTTTGGTAAAATCACTTATATGTGTTGTGGTGATTTTGTAGATACTTGCTCTGCGATTGTGGAAAAAAATGGAATGTATGCACTTGAAAAATACTGATGATTACTACAGAAACTCCCTATAAGTTAGCAGAAATTATTCGAGACACTTTTCCACAACTTTACAGACCTGGTAAAGTGTCTTATAATAAAGAAAAGGAACTTAACAATGAACGAGTATTGGATTGTAAAAGAAACCAAAACTGGTAAAGTAATTTGTCAATGTGGTGATATTAATGACGCTCTTATGATGGTATCTTTTGATCCTCATAATAGAACTTATAGTCGTAGTAGATTTATTCTTGATCAGGTGATTGATGTAACTTCTACAACTGATAAGCAACTTCCTGGACAACTTGGATTACCTGCCGCCAAAGAACAACTGCAACCAATAGAATTGCAACAGCAAGTTTGGTTGCCAGAAGGGAAGCAAAAACCAGTGATCGTATGAATCATCGAAAAAGAAAACAAGCAAAAAATCTGAAAAAGAAAGTGTATACACCTGAAGGATATATTAATGATCCACCTGATTCTGTATGCCCTCACTGTGATCAGAAAAATAAACCTTGTTCACATGTAAATAGTTTAAGTCGTGCTTGGGCAAGGAGTGCTTGTGCTAAAAAACATTCTACAAAATCTTCAGAGGGATAAAGATATTACTTACTATGATGAGTGGCATTACATTTATATCACTCTCAAAGAATTAATCGAAGTCATTAAAACTCACAATAAATAATTATAAGTCGCAGTAACTTATGGATCTCCTCCATTCGCCTCAGGAATACTTGTTTCATTTGAGAACGACAAGTCCAGGAGAAGCGAAACGATTATGGAGACATAACATAAAAGAGCAATGGAATCATCAGTGTGCTTATTGTGGGTCAGAAGAAGACCTTACAATTGACCATATCATTCCACAGTCCAAGGGTGGAATGGACTTTACAAAAAATGTTGTTTGCTGTTGTAAAAAATGCAACCAATCAAAGGGACATGAGCACTGGAAATTGTGGTATGTTCAGCAAGATTTTTATAGTGAAGAGAGGTTTGATAAAATAGAAGAATGGATGAAACCAGATCCTCCTGTTAATTTATTCAAATATCGTCCAAGACGCAATAATGTATCTTGAATAAATAAATGAAAGGCAGTACATACTGTTTCTTTGGTAAATACCGAATGCGATAAATGTCAACTCCGATCAGGATTAAACGCTCTGCTGTTCCTGGTAAAAGACCTACAGTAGACCAACTCTTAAGTGCTGAATTAGCCTATAATACTTATGATGGTGAACTCACTGCAAAAAGAGAGCGTCCAGGAATCGGCACAGACATTATTCGTATCGGTGCAGGCGCAACAGTAACTAATGTCATTTATGTCACAAAAGACGGAAACGACTCCAACACAGGACTCAAACTCGGAGACGCAAAAGCAACCATCGCAGGAGCAGTCGCAATCTCAACAGCAGGATCTGTTATTAGAGTTAGTGCTGGATCTTATGTAGAAAATAATCCTATTCAAATTCCCAATCAGGTTAGCATTGTTGGGGATAGTTTAAGAGAGGTCTCCATTACTCCACAAAATCAGGGAGACCTTTTTTATGTTGGTGTTGGAAATTATATTGCCGAAATGTCATTTGTAGGTTCTGCAAATACTGGGGCAATTTTTGCTTTCAATCCAAACAAACCAGTTTATAACGACCAGTCACCTTATATTCAGAACTGTACTAACTTCATTCCAAACAGTATCGGAATGAAAGTCGATGGGAAATATTCAATCGGACCAACTAAGTCAATGGTTCTTGACTCATATACACAATACAATCAAGGTGGTATCGGAGTCTCAATTACAAATGAAGGATATGCACAGTTAGTTTCACTCTTTACAATCTGTCCAGACACTGCCGTCTTCTGTGGATCTGGTGGTGCCTGTGACTTAACAAACTCCAACGCATCATTCGGTAATTATGGTCTTGTTGCCGATGGTATTGGATTCAGAAAGTACACGGGGATTGTGACCGTATCTGCGGAAGCAAATAGTGATACTTTTGTTTTAGATTTGAACGTGTCAACTTATAACGTATCGAATGCAGTTTATGATAATGTCAGTGGTGTAACAACAATTACGACTTCAGCAAATCATAACTTCAGTGTTGGAATGGGAGTGACGATTGCAGGTCTTGGATTTACCTGTCCTTCTGGTCCTGGTATTGTAACATATCCAAGTGGAAATTTTGGTTATGTGTTTGAAGTTCAGTCAGTTCCAGCAGCAAATCAACTTGTAGTTAATGTTGGTCCATCAACTCTTCCTCATACTTATGTTTCTGGTGGAACTGTTAAAATTAATGTCGTAAGACCTTTTGATGGTCAGGTTGTTTATTTTGATAATTTATATTACACTGTTAATAAGATTATAGTTGGGTCTGGAGGCACTGGATATACAAATACACCAATTATTACGATTGATTCTCCATTAACTGATTGGGGAGTTCAGGCAACAGCAGTTGCAGAAGTTGTGAATGGTTCTGTGACTTCTGTTGAAATTGTTTCAAGTGGAAGGGGATATACAACAACACCGAATATTACTATTTCATCACCTGATGTTGGGATAAATACAGCAACAGTTACTTTAGAATTACTTCCAACTTATTATTCAATCTTAAGTTCTACTCCAGTTTCTTCTGGAATTTGTACAATTACTGTGACTGAGAATGTTCCTTATGCTGTTGGTGTTGGATTAACAGTGCCATTCTTTAAACAAAGTAGAGTATTGGCATCTGGACATTCTTTTGAATATATTGGTTCTGGTACAAATATTAATGCTGCTCTTCCTACTCAGGGTGGTGTTCCAATTCAAGATAATGAAATTGATATGAGAAATGGTGGTCTAGTTGTTTTTACAAGCACGGATCAGTCAGGTAACTTTAGAATTGGTGATGGTGTGCAAATTAATCAACAAACTGGGACAATTTCAGGTAGATTTTATTCTAAGAGTTTGTTTTCAACAATGACACCATTTATACTCGCACTAGGAGGAGAATAAAAGAATGGCATTAGCACTTAACGTATTTAAAACAGTTACTAAAATTGCTCCAACAAGTCCAGTTGGAATCTACACCGCACCAGTTGGATATACCGGAGTTGTCCTTTTAGCACAGGCAGCAAATATTGGAAATAATACTCAAACAATTTCTTTTTCTCATAAAAGGTCAGTTGCAGGAATTGCAGTGACTACAGAAATTTTAAAAAATTATCCAATATCGGCAAGTGATACTGCAAATCTTCTTGCAGGTAAATTAGTTCTTGAGTCCGGTGATGTTCTTGTATTATCTGCAAGTAGTGGAACTGATATTAAATTTTTAGGAAGCATTCTAGAAACACTTAACTAAAATGGCAAAATACGTCAGCGGCAGACAGAAAAATCTTAAGGTTGGTTTATCCTCTTATAGTGAGAATTTAACTTCTCTAGAGGTTATTGGATCTGCTGTTTTTAGTGGTGAAAGTTCTGGGGAACTTGTTAGAATTAGTCAAATTGGTACTGGTCCTGCTTTAATTGTAGAAGATAGTGCAAATCCAGATACCACACCTTTTGCAGTTACGACGGATGGTAGAGTTGCAATTGGTCTTGGTCCATCTGGTATTAGTACATTTTATAAGTTAGAAGTTGATGGTAATGGTAATGGTGGAGGTGTTCGTTTTGTAAGTGGTGGGCAGGGTGACTTAATCTTTAGTCACTCAAATTTAGTTTCTAATATTCGTGCTGCTGGATCTGTTCAACTTGGTCTTGGTGCAAATGGTGAAGATGCAATAAGAATTAATTTGAATAATAATGTTGGTATAGGCACAACTGTACCGACATCAAAATTGTATGTTGTTGGTGATGGATATTTTACTGGTGTTATTACTGCTTCAAATCTTAATGTAAGTGCAGCATCTTCTTTTGCACAACTTTATGTTTCGGGTATTTCTACTCTCGCTGCAAATGGTGGAATTACTACAACTGGTGGAGACTTATATGTTGGTGGTGATTTATACATTGCAGATGATTTAAGATTTGATGAATTTACTGCAAGGAATGCAAACGTAACTGGCATTACTACTCTTGGAGTTACAACAGTAACACGCTTAACAGCACAGAGTATTAATTCTTCTGGTATTGTAACTGGTTCTACCTTTAGACCTTCAAGTGGATATATTCAGTCACCAAATGGCACCAATGCTTTCTACATTTATGATGGCACTGGAAATGTAGCATTCCAAGGAACTATTGGTGCAAGTCAAATTAACAATGCTAGTGGTTATAAGGTAATTGGGTTTGCTGGAACTGATATTACCTTTGAGAATGATGCTCGCATTGGCAAGAATGCTTATATCTTAGGAGTTACAACTTCTCTTGGTGGTTTTGTAGGCAACTTAACTGGTATTGCAGCATCTGCAACTCAATTAGTTACTCCAAGAACTTTTGAAATTACTGGAGACGTTGTAGCATCTGCAATCAGTTTTGATGGAACTGGTAATGTATCATTAGCAGCAACTATTCAACCTAATAGTGTTGGTCTTGGCACTGATACCTTTGGTGATTATGTAAAGAGTATTTCTGGAACTGTAGGTCAAATTGACGTAACTGGAGGAACTGGCGAAGGTTCAACTCCTGTTGTTGCTTTTTCTGCAAATCCAACCATTGGTGGAAATGTAACGATTGGAAATGACCTACAAGTCAATAATAATTTAAATGTTAATGGTAATATTACAATTGGTGGAACGAGTGCTTATATTATTGTAAATGATTTTAGAGTTAAAGATGGTGATATTGTTCTTGGTTTTACCACTAATGGTTCTGGACAAGATATTTCAAATGATACTACCGCAAATCATGGTGGTATTGCTGTTGCGTCCACAGAAGGAAATCCGTTAGTTCAACTTTTTATTGCTGGTATTGAGACAACCCCTGCCACATATAAGAAAATTATGTGGTTCAAAGCGGGTGCTTTTGCTGGACTGAATACTGACGCTTGGTTGAGTAATTATGCGATTGGTATTGGCAGCACTCAATTCCCATCAGGAACCAGACTTGCTGCTGGTTCAGTTCAATTCACTGAGAATGATTTAGCAGTTGTAAGAAATATCAACGCTTCTGGTATTATCACAGGAACTCTTGCAAATACTCTTACACTGAATACTTCTGGGACTGGTCTTTCTGGTTCTACAATTTATAATAATTCTGGTGCTACAACCTTTACTGTCACCAGTAATGCAACCAGTAATAATACCCCAAGCACAATTGTTGCTCGGGATGCTTCTGGAAACTTTAGTGCAGGAACAATTACTGCTAACTTAACTGGTACAGCATCAACAGCATCCTTTGCTACAACAGCATTTAATTTAAGTGATGCAGCAAACATTACCACTGGAACCATTAATAGTGCTAGATTATCTGGAACTTATAATATTGATATTAATGGTAATGCAACTTATGCAACCAATGCTGGAATATCTACAAATGTTATAGGTGGCATTGCCTCAGTTACTCAATTAAATGTTTCAGGTATTACTACTCTTGGAGTTGCAAGTGTAACTAATTTAACTGTACAACAAGTTAATGCATCTGGTATCGCTACATTTGGATCATTTAATATTGGAGCAACACAGGTTATTAGTTCTGCAAGACAATTGCAGAATATCTCTTCTCTTGATGCCACTACAACAGCAACAATTGAGGCAGCAATTCAAAATGCTCCTAATACCTTTACTGATTTGCAAGTTACTGGTATTAGTACTCTTGGAATTACAAGTACTACTAATTTAACATCACAACAACTGAACGTATCAGGTATTTCTACATTCTCTGGCATTACTACTAGCACATCATCACTCTTTGCTAACCAACTAAGTGTCTCTGGTGTTTCTACATTCTCTGGTATTACTACTAGCACATCATCACTCTTTGCTAACCAACTAAGTGTCTCTGGTGTTTCTACATTCTCTGGTATTACTACTAGCACATCATCACTCTTTGCTAATCAATTAAGTGTTGTAGGACCATCAACCTTTGTTGGTATCACAACCAATAATTCTACTCTCTTTGCTAACCAGTTGAGTGTTGCTGGAGTCTCCACTCATATAGGTATTAGCACATTCCAGTCTACACTCTTCGCTAATCAATTAAGTGTTGTAGGACCATCAACCTTTGCTGGTATCGCAACCAATACTTCTACACTCTTTGCTAACCAATTCAGTGTTGCTGGTGTTACAACTCTTGCTTCGAATGGTGGTATTACAACAACTGGTGGTGATTTATATATTGGTGGTGATTTGTATGTTAAAGATGATTTAGTATTTGATGAGTTTACCGCAAGAAATGGAACACTAACCGGAAGCTTAACTTCAAAACAAGTTGCTTCTCAATATTTTGGAGAATTACATAGAAATACTCACACATCAATTACTGTAACTTCAGAGAATAAAACTTCAAATCACAAATATAGTGGAAGTGGTTCTGCCCTTGGATATTATTTTGATGGAGATGAATCACCATATCTTCAGTTTATTCCTGGAAAAACATATAGGTTCGATCAGTCTGATGCTTCAAACACAAACCATCGTTTAAGATTCTATCTTGATGCAAATAAAAATCAAGAATATACTGGTGGAGTAACATCTAGTGGAACTCCAGGAAATTCTGGTGCATATACGGAAATTGTAGTTACTAAAACTACACCAATAGTTCTTTATTATCAGTCAGACAATGATGTTCTGATGGGTAATCAAATACAGACGGTTGGATCGTTTGTATATCTTGAAAATAATCTTGGTGTAGGAACTGCAAATCCAGTTCAACAATTCCAAGTTGGTCAGACATTTGTTGTAACATCGAATACTAATGTTGGTATAGGAACTACAAATCCAACCGCTAAATTGGATGTTATTGGACATACTGAACTTGATACTCTTAATGTTTCTGTTGCTTCTACTACAGGGAGATTGAATGTTTCTGGTCTTACAACAACTCAAACATTACATGTAAGTTCTGGATCTACATTCAGAGATGATATTACAGTTCTTCTTGATGGAACTTCTGCCATTGGCATTGGAACAACTGCGTTTACACCACTATCTGGATATATCGTAGATGTTCGAGGAAATGTTAATATTGGTGGAACACTAATTGTTAATGGATCTAATGTAGAAGATAGTATAACTTCCGAACAGGGTAATTTTGTTAGTGTAGCAACTACTAATCTTTATGTTTCTGGTATTGCCACGTTCATAAACAATCCAGTTGATATAAAGGCAGGAATTGCAGTCACTGGTGGAAATGCCAATTTTGATAATGGAACTCTATTTGTTGATGCTTCTGGAAATAGGGTTGGTGTTGGAACAACTCTTCCATCTTATACACTTGACATTATTGGTAGTGTTCATGCAACTGGTTATACATCAACAAGATATTTAACTGTAGGAACTGGTTCTAGTGAATATACTTTCCCAGATTATGATGGTGTAAATGGTGCAGTTTTAAAAACGGATGGAAATGGAAACCTTGATTGGGTTACTAATTCTGCACTGAGACAATCGACAGAAATTACTGCAGGTGCTGGACAAACAAACTTCAATGTTACATATACCCCAGGACTAGTTGATGTTTTCCTGAACGGTGTAAAACTTGCAAGTACTGATTATGTAGGAACAAGTGGAACATCAATAGTTTTAAATGTTTCTGCCTCTTCTGGAGACACTTTACAGGTAGTAGCATTTAGTACTGATAGTGTTTCAACCAGAGCAATTCTTGACTATTGGAATGGTGATGAAGTTGGAAACATTTACAATATTACAGATAATGTTGGTATTGGTGTAAGTGTTCCATCACAACTTCTTGATGTTGCAGGTGATGCAAGAATTCGTGGTGGTCTATACGACAACACAAATTCCTCTGGTTCTAATCAGCAAGTTCCTCTTTCTGATGGTTTAGGTGGATGGGTTTGGGGAAATGTTCCAACCGCAGGAGTCTCAACTGGTGGTGGAAGTAAGAAAAATGTTCAGTTTCATAATGCTGCTGGTATTCTTGGTGGATCAAATGAATTTAATTTTGATTATGACACATCTAGAGTTGGTATTGGAACAACTTCTCCAACTGAAAAACTAGATGTTAGAGGAAATATATATGTTTCTAATATTTCTACTTTAGGTACTGTTAAGATTTCGTCTGGAATTATTACTGCAAGTTCAGGAGTTGTTACTTATTATGGAGATGGTTCTGGTTTATCAAACTTAAATGCTTCTAATCTTTCTTCAGGGGTAGTCCCATCTGCAAGATTAAGTGGTCTATATGATATTAGTATCAGTGGTTCCGTTGCTGGAGATACAATATCAGTTTCTACTGCAACAGTTACAAACAATCTTGTAGTTGGTCCAATTGGATCTGCAACAACTTTTGTAAGAGCAACTGCTGATGGTAATTTGAGAGTAACAGGAATCACAACTCTTGCTCAACTAGTCATTGGAACTTCTGCTGCAATTACTTCTGTTGATACTGATTTAAATTCAGTGTCTGGATCTGATGATACTCTTGCTTCTGCAAAGGCAATTAAGACTTATGTGGATGCTCAGATTACTGCTCAAGCATTAAGTGTTCAAGGTGATAGTGGTGGAGCACTTTCAATTGATCTGGATAGTGAGACATTAACGATTGCTGGAACCCCAAATGAAATTACTGCAGTAGGTTCTGGTAACAGCATTACTGTTGGACTTCCTGATAATGTAACTGTTACGAATATTGTAACTGCAAATGCTGGTTTTGCAAATACAATGTCTTATTCCAATACCATTACTGGCACTGGAAATACTACATCTACAATTACTCTTTATGATCAATTATCCGCATCTATCTATCGTTCTGTAGAATACTCTGTACAGGCAACTCAAGGAACTAACTATCACTTTACTAAAATTATAGTTGTTTCTTCTGGAACAACTGCTTACATGACAGAGTATGGAACTGTATTTAATAATTCTTCAGTTGCATCATATACTTCTGATGTTTCTGGTGGTTATATTCGTTTACGTGCAACCACATCAACTGCAACAACAACAAATTATGTTGTAAACTTTACTGCAAATAAGACTTACTGATAAATAATAAAAAAGCATTTCATCAAAGGGGATAGTGAACCTTGACGAATCAAGATTTTAGAGTTAAAAACGGTTTACAAGTTGGAGTTGGTGGAACTGTTTTTACTGCCGATATAGGTGGTAAAGTAGGCATTAACAGTACATTTCCAACTGCAACATTAGACATTCAAGGAACAGTTAAGTCTTCTGGAACGATTACTGCCCCAACTTTTGCTGGAACAGCAACAACTGCAAATAATTTATCGAATGCTGCTAATATTACAACTGGGACAATAAGTGCAGATAGACTATCTGGAAATTATAATATTAGTATTAGTGGTTCTGTTGCTGGAGATACAATTTCAATTAGTACTGCTTCAGTATCAAATAATCTTAATGTAGGATCTGGTAATACTGGTGTGTTTGCAACTGGTGGTGGAAACTTGCGTGTTTCTGGAATTACGACTCTTGGAGTTACAAGCACTACTAATCTCACAACACAACAACTAAATGTTTCTGGAATTACGACTCTTGGAGTTACAAGCACTACTAATCTCACAACACAACAACTAAATGTTTCTGGTGTTTCGACATTTACTGGAGCAGTTACCGGTACAATATCTACTGCAACAAAATTAGAAAATTCAAGAACATTTGAAATCACCGGTGATGTTGTTGCATCACCAGTCAGTTTTGATGGAACGGGTAACGTATCTTTAGCAGCAACTATCCAACCCAATTCAGTCGCTCTTGGATCCGATACAACTGGTGATTATGTTCAGTCAATTAGCGGCACTTCTAACCAAATTACTGTTACTGGTGGAACTGGAGAAAGTTCAACACCAACTCTAAGTGTTCCAAATCAATTCACTGCCCCTCAAGATGTTACAGTTATAAGAGATCTCCAAGTCAATCGTAACTTAAATGTTAATGGTAACATCACAATTGGTGGAACTGCAGCAACATTATTTACAACAGAACTTAAAGTAGCAGATCCAGACCTCGTTCTTGGTTTTAGGACTGATGGTAGTGGTAATGATGTTTCTAATGATACTACTGCAAATCATGGTGGTATTGCTGTTGCATCAACAGAAGGTAATCCACTGGTTCAACTCTTTATTGCTGGCATTGAAACTACTCCATCCACATATAAGAAGATTATGTGGTTTAAGGCAGGTGAGTTTGCTGGATTGAATACTGATGCCTGGTTGAGTAATTATGCCGTAGGTATTGGTTCAACACAATTCCCAACAGGAACTCGTCTTGCTGCTGGTTCAGTTCAATTCACTGAGAATGATTTAGCAGTTGTAAGAAACATTAATGCTTCTGGTATTATAACTGGAACTCTTGCAAATACATTAACTCTTAATACATCTGGCACTGGACTATCTGGTTCTGCAACATATAATAACTCTGGTGCTACAACATTTACTGTTACAAGTAATGCAACTAGCAACAATACATCTAGCACAATTGTTGCTCGTGATGCTTCTGGAAACTTTAGTGCAGGAACGATCACAGCATCTTTAACTGGTACTGCTTCTACAGCATCCTTTGCCACAACTTCTTATAACTTAACCGACGCTGCAAATATTACTACTGGAACTATTAATAGTGCTAGATTAACTGGTACTTATAATATTGATATAAATGGTTTTGCTTCAACTTCTGGAGTATCTACAAGTGTAAGTGGTGGTACTGGATCTCTTACACAACTTAGTGTTTCCGGTGTTACAACAACATCAATACTTAATGTAGGAACTGGTGGAACAGTCATCACCACAACTGCTACTGGTTTAGTCGGCATTGGAACCACAAGACCAACATCAACTCTTGATGTTCGTGGTGAAATTAGCATTGGAAAAGTTAATAACTCAATATATGGGATAAATCCTTCTGCAGTAATTTCTGCTGAAAGTACTACTAATAATAATATAATTTATTTTACTGCTGCAGAAGCTTCTGATGGTTCTCCAGCAACTGGTAATCGATTATCGATTGGCATTAATACTACTTCAAACTATAGTGGATCTGGTGCAGCTCCTGACCTTTTCTTTGTCGGTGAAGATAATATTATTACAGGAAATTCTTCTCCAAAAATAAAAATTGCTAATCCTAATTATCTCAATGATGATTTTTATTCATTAGAGGCTGTATATTCTGGAGCAGGTGGAATCAACCCTCCTTATGGGTATATTAGAAACGAACTTTATGATGCAACATATTCTATAGCATTAAATGATTCCTTTGCATTTTCTGTTGGAGATAGGGTTTCTATAAGTGGAACTAGAGCATCTAACTTCAATTCTGGAAATGAAGCATTTGTTGTATTATTAGATGGGTCAACTTCTTTATTCCATAGTAAATCTAAAAAGTTTGAAACTTCTGGTGTTGGTGTAACTGTTTATGGTAATCTAAATGTGGGAACTGGTGGAACAGTCATCACCACAACTGCTACTGGTTTAGTCGGTATTGGAACCACAAATCCAATAGGAACACTTGAGGTTGTTGGTAGTGTTGTTGCAGATGGATTTGATATTAGGAACTTACCTAGAACACAGTTAGTTTCTTATGCTTCTGCTTCTGATATTTCTAACTCAGCATTAAGTATTACCGGAGTTTCAACTTATACATTAGTAGGATCTTTTAGCACTACATATGAATACTCATATAGTGGACCTGCAATAAGTGCTGATGGTGGAACCATTATTGTTGGTGATTTCAGTGCCAGTTCACTCGGTGTTGAAGGTGCTGTCTATGTTTATGATCGTGTAGGTGCAGGAAGTTCAATTGTTCAGGTTGGTATTCTGACTAATGGCATTTCTGTTGGTGGTGGCACACCAGCTGCATTTGGGAATTCAGTAGCAACAAGTGCTGATGGTAAAACTATTGCTGTCGGTGCTATTGGTGATGAATTATCGGGCACTGGTAATTATGGTCTTGTTTATGTTTTTGATCGTGTGGGAGTTGGGTCACTATCCACATTTAATCGGGTTGGTATTTTAACCGGTTCTTTTGCTACTGCTGCTTATGAATTTAGTGAAAGGTTGATAGTAAGTGGTGATGGAAAAACTATTATTGTTGGTGCCCCCACTGATGAACGATCTGGTACTACAGGAAATGGTCTTGTATATGTCTTTGATCGTATAGGAAACTCATTTAGGCAATCTAATGTTTTAAGTGGTTCTCTTGCAGTTAATATAGGTGATAGATTTGGAGAATCGGTGGCAACAAGTTATGATGGTAAAACTATCATTGTTGGTGCTCGTGATGATGAGCAAACAGGTTCTGGTAGTGCTTCTGGTGTCGTCTATGTCTTTGATCGTGTAGGTTTAGGAACATCATTTAATCAAGTTGGCATTCTAACTGGATCTTTTGCTTCTAATGCTAATGATTATTTTGGATCTTCAGTAGCAACAAGTGTCGATGGCAAAACTATTATTGTTGGTGCTGAATTAGATGAAACTGGTGCTACAACTAGTGTGGGAGTTGTTTATGTTTTTGATCGTGTAGGAAACTCATTCAATCAAGTTGGTATTTTAACTGGATCTCGTTCTAATTTTGTTGGTCGATTTGGGTATTCGGTAGCAACAAGTGCCGATGGTAAAACTATTGCTTCTTATGCTCCTTCAGATAATCTTGTCTATATTCATAAAAGAGAAGGGAATTCATTTACTGAGGTGGGAATTGTAAGTTATACGGGCAATTCCATAGAACAGCAGAAAATATCACTCACTGCTGATGGGAAAACTCTTATTCTATCTAATGAACAAGGAATTTATGTCTACGATCAAGTTCAAAATACTTATCTTTATTCTGGATCAACTGGTAATATAGGTATAGGAACGTCAAATCCAACATCAAAACTTCATGTTCAAGGTGATGTATTATTTACCGGAATCACAACAACATCAAGATTCAATGTAGGAACTGGTGGAACAGTCATCACCACAACTGCTTCTGGTTTGGTTGGAATAGGAACCACATCACCATTATCAAAACTTCATGTTCTTGGCAATACTTATCTTGATGGAACTTTAGATATAACTGGTGATGTCCAATCTGTTGGAAATATAAATGTATCAGACACTAAAACTTTATCATTCATTGGTGGGTCATCGGTTTTCAGCAATCCACACATAACAATTGCTGCTTTAAATTCTTCTGCAAATCTTTATGAACTTTATGCTTATGACCAGACTTCTGGAACAGATTATGTTTTTGAAATTATAAAAATTGCTACAGATCGTCAGTTTATACTTGGTAATAATCGTGAATTTGTCGTTGCAGGTGGATCTCCATCAGGATATCCTGCTGATTCTTCTCAATATGCTTTTAAAGTTAAAATAGGTGCAGAAACTTCTTTATATCATAATCAATCCGAAAAACTAACTACAACTGGATATGGTGTAACTGTAACAGGTGGATTAAGTGTTTCTGGAGTTACAACAACATCGACACTTAATGTAGGAACTGGTGGAACAGTCATCACCACAACTACTGCTGGTTTAGTTGGTATTGGAACCACAAATCCAACATCAAAACTTCATGTAATTGGAGATGCTAGAGTTGGTATTAATACATCTCAAGGTGTAATTCTTACATCTGAAAATGGAACCAAATATCGTTTAATTGTAAGTGATGCTGGTGTATTGAGCACTGTTTTGGTCACTTAATAAATACTTATAAAGGTAAAAATATAAAATGTCTAATAATAGAGAGTTCTCTCAATTAGCATCTAATATACAAGTAAATGAAAATTCCAACTTTATTGGAATTGCTACTGAGGGAAATTACTCTGTTGGTATTGCAACAAGTTCGTTTAAAGTTAATTCCAGTGGACTTGTTGAAATAAAATCAATACAATGTTCTGATAACATTAGTCTTTCAGTTGGGGGAATATCAACTTTAGGAACTGTTAAGATTTCATCAGGTATTGTAACTGCAACTTCTGGAGTTGTAACTTATTATGGTGATGGATCTAAATTATCTAATATTATTTCAGGCATTGCAGTTCAAGATCAAGGTAGCACAGTAGGAACATCAGTTACTACTCTCAATTTTTCTGGTGCTACGGTATCAGTTTCAAATGCTGTTAATGGTATTTCGACAATAACAGTTACTGCAAGTGGTATTATAACTTATGTTGATAATGCTGGTATTGCAACTTATGCAACTAATGCTGGACTATCAACCAATCTTAAAGGCGGTCTTGCTGGTAACATTCCATATCAGTCTGCACCAGATACAACAACATTCCTAGCAAATGGTTCTTCTGGAACTATTCTCCAATCAAATGGTGTTGGTAACGCACCTTCTTGGGTTACTGCTGCCCCTGCTGGTGCTATTACTGGACTAACTATTAGAGATGAGGGGACTATAGTTGGTGGTGCTAACAGTGTATCACAATTAAACTTTGTTGGAAATATCGTTTCTGTTGCTTCGACTGCTGGTATAGCAACTGTTACATTTTTAGATTATGTTGCAAATGCTGGTGTTGCTACTTATGCAACTTCTAGTGGTATAGCAACTTATGCATCATCAGCAGGTATATCAACTTATGCAACATCAGCAGGTATATCGACTTATGCTTCAACAGCAGGAGTAGCAACTGCACTGCAAAACTCTAGAACATTTGAAATTACTGGTGATATTGTAGCGTCTCCTATTAGTTTTGATGGAACTGGAAATGTATCATTAGCAGCAACAATTCAACCTAATAGTGTTGCTCTTGGTACAGATACGACAGGTGATTATGTTCAGTCAATTACTGGAACTGCAAACCAGATTACGGTTACTGGTGGAACTGGAGAAAGTTCAACACCAACTCTAAGTGTTCCAAACCAATTTACTGCTCCTCAAGATGTAACAGTTACTAGAGATCTTCAAGTTAATCGTAACTTAAATGTTAATGGTAATATTACAATTGGTGGCACTTCTGCTACCATTTTCTCACAAACATTAAATATTTACGATCCTGATATTGTTCTTGGTTATAGAACTGATGGTAATGGTAATGATATTTCTAATGATAATACTGCCAATCACGGTGGTGTTGCAATTGCATCAACAGAAGGAACCCCATTAGTCCAACTCTTCATCGCTGGTATTGAAACAAATCCTGCCACATATAAGAAAATTATGTGGTTTAAAGCAGGTGAGTTTGCCGGACTTGGAACTGATGCCTGGTTGAGTAATTATGCCGTAGGTATTGGTTCAACACAATTCCCAACAGGAACTCGTCTTGCTGCTGGAAATGTTCAATTCACTGAGAATGATCTAGCAGTTGTTAGAAATGTTAATGCTTCTGGTATCACAACAACCAGTAACCTGAATGTAACTGGTGTAGGAACCTTCTTATCATCAGGACTCAAGATAAGAAACCCAGCAAATACTTTCCAATATGATATTACTGGTGGTGCAATTACTGCTAATAGAACTCTCAACCTACCTGTAATTACTATAACTGATACAGTAGCAGTTCTTAATTTATCTCAAACATTTGGAGCACAACAAAATTTTAACGATACAATATCTGCTATAGGGACACTTTCATTAACTGGTTCATCAACAGGAACTCACGTTTTTGGATCTAACCAAACATCAGGAACATTAACATTTGGTGGAACTTCTGGAACTGGTACAATTACATTAGGAAGAGCAACAACATCACAACAAACTGATATTCAAGCAGGTGCTACTGCTTCTGGAAATATCAAAACAATCAATGTTGGTACTGGTGGTCTTTCTGGTTCCTTTACTCGACTGAATATTGGACCAACTGCAGGTATTGGAACGGTTTCAATTAATACTGGAACCAATCTTGGTATTGGTTCAGTAACACCAACTTCAAAACTTGATGTAGTCGGTGATGCCAAGTTTACTGGTGTTGTTACTGCAACAAGTTTTAGTGGTAATGCTTCAAGTGCAACTTATGCTTCAACAGCAGGAGTAGCAACTGCACTCCAAAACGCAAGAACATTTGAAATTACCGGAGATATTGTAGCGTCTCCTATTAGTTTTGATGGAACTGGCAATGTTTCATTAGCAGCAACCATTCAACCAAACTCTGTTGCTCTTGGATCTGATACTACTGGAAACTATGTTGCTTCTGTTACTAATGGTTCTTATATTACTGGTGCTGATGGAGGAAGTGAGGGTGCATCACTTACTATAGGTGTTGCAGCAACATCAGCAAACACTGCTAGTCAAGTTGTCGCTAGAGATTCGTCAGGAAACTTTAGTGCTGGTACTATTACAGCATCATTAACTGGTACTGCTACCTCTACAACTAATATACCAAACCTTACTGGTGATATAACTTCTAATGGGACTGCAACTTCAATTGCTTCTGGTGTAATTGTTAATGATGATATCAATGCGTCTGCTGGTATTGTTGATACTAAATTAGCAACCATAAGCACTGCTGGTAAAGTGTCTAATAGTGCTACAACTGCGACTGATGCTAATACAGCATCTGCAATTGTTGCTCGTGATGCTTCTGGAAACTTTAGTGCAGGAACAATTACTGCTAACTTAACCGGAACAGCATCGACAGCATCCTTTGCCACAACTTCTTATAACTTAACCGATGCTGCAAATATTACTACTGGGACTATTAACAGTGCTAGATTAACTGGTACTTATAATATTGATATAAGTGGTAATGCTTCTAGTGCTACTTATGCAACTACAGCAGGAGTATCTACAAGTGTAAATGGTGGTACTGGATCTCTTACCCAACTTCAAGTTACTGGTATTTCTACATTCACTAATGGACCAGTATTCATTGGAGCAGCAACTTCAACAGGAACTGCAGCACAACCACTTCAAGTTACTGGTGGTGCTTATGTCTCTGGTTCGACTGGTATCGGAACCACAAACCCAACAAGTACTCTTACAGTTCAAGGAACGACTAGAATTAGTGGTATCACAACTATTCGTGATGTTACAATAGACAAGAGTATCGCATCTCCAAACGCAACTGTACCTGTTGCGATTATCGGTGTCACAACATCTGGTATTTCTACAGAGACTAATATTGATATTGTTCTATTGGCAAAAGGTACTGGTGCAACACTGGCGCAGGTGCCGGATGGGACAGCGGCAGGAGGAAATAAGCGGGGACAGTATGCGACGGATTTGCAGAAAGATCGATCTTCATCATCGAATGTTGCTAGTGGAAATCATTCAGTCATTTGTGGAGGTCAAAAGAATATTGCATCCGCTAGTATGTCTTCTGTTCTGGGGGGAGGATATAATAATGCAACTGGTACTTATTCTGTTGTTCTTGGTGGTTGGTTTTCCGATGCTAGTGGAAGTGGTTCTGTAACTGCTGGATGGGATAACACTGCTTCAGGAAGTTATAGTGCTTGTTTTGGATATCAAAACATCTCTAGTGGCACTTATTCTGCAGTTGGAGGTGGACAGTATAATAATGCAACTGCTGATTATTCCACTATTCCTGGTGGTCGATATGGCACTACACGCAGCATTATTGGTAATATAGTTTTTCCTGCTTGCGATATACCTATTGCCTCATCTAATGGTGTTACCCAATCCGCTCTGCTCCTCCTAGCCCGCGAAACCACCGACGCCACCGCAACAGTTCTCACCAGCAACAGCAGTGCAGCAAGCACCACCAACCAAGTCATCCTGCCGAATAACAGTGCATATTTCTTCAAAGGTTCTTGTATTGCTGGTGTGACTGGTGCTGGTAATACAAAAGCATGGGAATTCAAAGGGGCAATTAAACGTGGTGCAAATGCTGCATCAACATCTATTGTTGGTTCAGTCATTAAAGATGTGATTGCTTCTGATGCAGGGGCATCAACTTGGGATATTACAATTACTGCAGATACCACCAATGGCGGAATTAAAGTTGAGGTAACTGGACAAGCATCCACCACTATAAGATGGGTTTGCAAGATTGAAACAACCGAAATGACCTACTAATTAAAGGAGATTAAAAATGGCATTACAAACATCACTTACAGAAACAAACATTGGTATTCCCCTGAATGATACTTATGCTCGTATTACCTTGATGAATGGTAATAAGGAAAGGTTTGTTGTTCAGGTTTCTCATTATGCGACTGCTGATGCTAGAAACAATAATGCATCACCAGTTTATGATAGAACTTTTATGATTCCTTTTGCAGAATTACAACCTGCATCGGACCCGTTAGCAATGGGATATAACTGGTTAAAAACACAACCAGAATATTCTGATGCAATTGACTGCTAATTCAATAAATATCTAAAACGGAGATACTACTTCAATGGCTGTTAATATTAATCATTATACAGATAACATTGTATCTTCTGGATCTACTGTAATTGTTAATAATTTTAGAATTACTTCAATTGGTTCTGGGGCAACAGTTGGTAATGCGGGAATAACGACTTATTATGGTGATGGTTCTCAACTATCAGGTATTTCTGCTGGTTTATCAATAACAGATGATATTTCAACAAACGCAACCAGATATGTTTTATTTGATGATGCAACTTCAGGAACAATCACTGGAGCAAATGTATCATCTACAAAACTTACATTTAATCCATCGACAGGAAACTTAGTTGCTGGTGGTACGGTCACAGCAAACTCTGACGAAAAACTGAAGACAAATATTAAAACTATAGATAATGCACTGGATAAGGTTTTGTCTTTGAGAGGTGTAGAGTTTGATCGTATAGATACTGGAGATCATCAAATCGGTGTGATTGCACAAGAGGTTGAAAAAATTGTTCCTGATGTTGTTTATCCAAAACAACCAGCACCTGATTATGAAACTAAATCAGTTGCTTATGCGAATTTAGTAGGTCTCTTAATTGAAGCAATCAAAGAACAAAACAAAGAAATACAAGAACTGAAGAGAAGACTGGAGGAAGGTTGATATGCCAGTTGTTGTAGGTCTAAGTTCAATCACTGGAGTTTCCACGGCAACAAGTGGCACTGATGCTGCTTACAAAGAGTATGTTGATAATAAACTAGGTGGATCAGTTCCAAGCATTTATGGAAATGAGAATGAGTTTCTCTTTACGGATGGAAGTACAATATCGTGGGAACCAATACAGGCAAGTCAAGAATATGCTACGGCAGGGTCTTATACTTTTAATTTACCGTCACAAGCAAAAGAGTTACTGATAGAAGCAACAGGTGCAGGTGGTGGAGGAGCAAGTGGAAATACTGATGGAAGTTCTTATGAAGCAGCAAGCATTTGGACTTTAAGAACTTCTGGTACTACTAGTACTCTTAATACTCTTACTTTTGCAAACAATACTTATGTTGCTGGTGGTGCTTCTGGGAGATTAAACACATCAACAGATGCAATCACTTGGACTTTAAGAACTTCTGGTACTACCTCTGCTATTATTGATATCATTTATGAAAATGGCACCTATATTGTTTCTGGTAATTCTGGTGTTCTTAATACTTCAACTAATGCAATTCAATGGACATTAAGAACTTCTGGTACTACTAATCCAATTTGGTCCCTTGCATATGGATCCACTTTAGCAACACCAACTTATATTGCTACAGGACAGATTGGTTATTTGGCATCATCCACGGATGCGATAACTTGGACTCTTAGGACTAATGGATCTGGAGTTGGACTTTTTATATTATCTTCTATTTTTGTAAACAATATTTATGTTATTGGGATTGAAAATGGAAAATTAAATACATCTACTGATGCAATTGTTTGGACATCTAGAACTACAGGACTTCCAACTTCTTCCACTAATTTGTATTATGTAAATTTTGGGAATGGTATTTATATTGCTGCTGGGCAAGGGGGATTTGTAATTACATCTACTAATGCAATTGAATGGACACTGAGAACTTCTGGAACTACTACATCACTTGGAGAAGTTGGTCCCAATAATGGAATTTTATATGATAACACTAATTACATTATTGCAGGCAACTCTGGTGTTTTAATAGCATCAACAGACACGATCACCTGGACTTTCAGAACTTCTGGTACTGGTAGTGCTCTTTATGCTCTTACTTACGCAAACAATACTTATGTTGCGGGAGGAACATCAGGAACTCTCACAGTATCACCAAACACCACAACAGGATTCTCAGGTGGTGGAGGTGGTGGGGGTGCATCAGCATCATGGATAATTTCTAAGGACCAAATCACAGGGTCTTCATTATCTATAAGTGTCGGTGCTGGTGGAACTGCTGGAACTGCTGGTGCTGGAACCACAATATCCTGGACTGGACCTGGAGGAACTTATAGTATAACTGCGAATGGTGGAAGTCCTGGAACCAATACTGGACTTGCATTAGGTGGATCTGGAGGAACAGTACCAGCAACAACCACAAATTATCTTCAAGCATCTGCTGGTGCTGCTGGTGTTGCTGGAAGAGTATCATCAGTTTCTGGATTTTCAGCACCAACCACAACTGCTTCTTTCCAAACTTCTGGTGGTGGAGGAGGTGCTTATAGTTCTTCTGGTGGTGTGAGTATTGGTGGTGCTGGAGGAACGATTAATTATTATGCAAACACTAACGCAAACTCTAGTATTGATATTACTGGAAGAATTGCTCCTAATATTTCTGGATTATCTTATGGTAATGGTGGAGGAGGTGGAGGAGGTTCAAGTGAGAATGCTCTTTATTGGACTTTAAGAACTACAGGAACGAGCACTCAAACTATTAATACTTTAGTCTATGGAAACAATGTTTATGTGATTGGTGGTGGTAATGGAATATTAAGTTCATCAACAGACGCAATTAATTGGACTGCAAGAACTGCTTTAACAGGTTCAGCAGAAGTGAAAAGTTTAATTTATGGGAATGATCTTTATGTTTATGGTGACGTTGGAGGAAAACTAGTAGTTTCAACAGATGCAATTATTTGGATTTTAAGAACTTCTGGTTATGGTGTTACTGACATACAAAAATTATTATTCGCAAATAATTTATATCTTTCTGGAGGTAGTTCGAGAAAACTATTTACTTCAACAGATACGATTGTTTGGATTGCAAGAACTACTCCTTTTCCAGTTGGGGAGGGAACTTTAAGTCTTGGTTATGGAAATAATTTTTATCTTAGTGGAAGTAATACTGCACTTGTAGTATCCACAGATTCAATTATATGGGTTCTAAGAACTACTGGGCAATCTCAAAATTGTTTAGATATTCTCTTTGATGGAAGCATTTACATACTTGGATGTTCTAATGGAAGATTATTAACTTCAACAGATACAATCACCTGGATTGCTAGAACTGCAACTACTCAAACTATTAATGCGTTAAATTATGGAAATAATCTCTATGTCCTTGCTGGTGCTGTTGGAACATTAAACACTTCAACAGATGCAATTACTTGGATATTAAGAACTTCGTCTACTTCTAATCAACTTTATGATCTTACTTATGTGAATAATTTTTATACTTATGTGGGAGCAGGAGGAGCAATAGGAACCTCACCAATCGCAGGACTAGTAGGTAATGGGGGCAACGGAATCAAAGGTGGTGGAGGTGGTGGTGGAGGATATGAAGCAACCACAGACACTGCAGGAACTGGTGGAACTGGTGGTGATGGTTATGTTCGTATCAGTTGGTACTAAAGGAGGATAACTAAATGACTACCGCAGGTTCTAATTTTATTTCTGGTATTACTACAACAGTTTTTAATTCAACTGATGTAGTCAATAAAGACTATGTGGATGCGAATGTTCAACCACTACCATCACAAACTGGTAATGCTGGTAAGTTTCTTACAACAACTGATGGAACAAATGTCTCTTGGGATTATGTTTCTAACTATCAGGAATTTACATCACCTGGAGAACAGACTTTTAATGTTCCAAGTTATTCTAATCTTTTGTTTATTGAAGCAGTTGGTGCTGGTGGTGGTGGAAGTGCAGGGCAGAGTAATGCGACTTCTAATCAAGGTGTGACCTGGACTTTAAGAACTTCTGGAGCAAATCAACAAACTTATGGTCTTGTGTATTCTGGACAATTTTATGTTGGTCCTAGTGGTGGAGGAAGAATAATAGCATCTACAGACACTATTACGTGGAGTTTAAGAACTGCTGGATTTACCTCTATTTTATATAAAATTACTTATGGTACATCTCCAACAGGTACTTATCTAGTTGGTGGTGTTAGTGGAGCATTAAATACTTCAACAGATACAATCACTTGGGAATTGAGAACTTCTGGAACTAGTAATACTATACAATATGTTTATTATGTGAACAATATTTATTTTGCTGGTGGAAATTCTGGAACATTACTCACTTCAACAAATGCAATTCAATGGACTTTAAGAACTTCTGGTCATGGTAGTGCTAATCTTTATGATTCTATCTATGATGGAGTAAATTATTATATTGTTGGATCTGGTGGATTTTTGAGCACTTCGACAGACACAATTTCTTGGACTTTAAGAACTTCTGGCGCTGATGGGCAATTGTGGACAATTACTTATGCATCAGGAAATACTCAGGCATATGTTATTGGTGGTGATAGTGGAAAATTAAATACTTCAACAAATGGAATTGAATGGACTTTGAGAACTGCTGGTGTTGGTTCTAATAGGGTTGAATCTGTCATTTATGCAAACAATACATATTTAATTGTTGGTGATATTGGAATTTTAAACACTTCAACCAATGCAATTCAATGGACTTTAAGAACTTCTAATACTTTTCAAAATCTTTATCATATTATTTACGAAAACAACACTTATGTTTTTAGTGGTAATAGTGGTATTATTGCAACTTCCTATTCACAATCATCAGGACGAGGAGGTTCATCAGGTTCCTATACTTCCTGGTATATTCCTAAAGCAATAGTATCATCAAACCTCACAATCAATCCTGGTGTTGGTGGAGCAGGAGCAACCACAGACGCAGCAACAGGTTCGGCAGGAGCAGGAACGACAGTATCCTGGACTGGACCTGGAGGAACTTATACAATCACAGCATCTGGTGGTACTGGAACAGCAGCAGGAGAAGCACAACTCGCAAGTCAATCAAGTTCTTTTTATACCACTGCTGGACTTACTGGAGCAAGTCAGTCTCTAGGGATAGGTCTCACAGCAACAGCACAAACTAATCAATTCCAACCAACAGGTGGTGGAAGTGGTGGTTCCAGTAACTTCGGTGATGGTTCTACAGCAGCAGGTGGTTCTGGAGGTGCAATAAGTGTTTATGGAATTTCGACATCAGCATCTGGTGGAACTACTAGTGGAACAAATGGTGTAATTGGTATTGCTTACACTGGACTTCCTTATGGTTCTGGTGGAGGTGGTGGAGGTGCAAAATCAGAAAGTCCATATTGGAATCTAAGAACTTCTGGTATTACTTCTAATCTTAATAGTATTAGTGGAGTAAATTTATATGATGATATTGGAGGATATAATTATTATGGTTTAATGACTGCTGGTGATTCTGGAGTGTTATCTACTTCAACGGATGGTCTTAATTGGACTTTAAGAACTTCTAGTTTTGGTGCTACTGCGATTAGAGCATCTTTATTAACTTTTTCACTTGGTCAAAAAAGTCTTATTGTTGGGGATGGTGGAAATCTACGAACAACCACAAATGGTATTCAATGGTCTACCTATTCTTCAGGAACAGCAAATGCACTTTATGCAATTGGTCCTGGGCAAGGTAGTGATGATGGAACATGGACCATTGGAGGTGCTAGTGGTTATTTGGCATCATCACTATTTTTAGACCTTACAATTTGGATTTCAAGAACTTCTGGATTTGGTTCTAATGCAATTTATGCAATTAATTTTGCTGCTCAAGATCCGTTTGCTGGTCCCATAAGTCGTTCAGCAGCAGGAGCAAATGGAACCTATGCTTATTCGACAGATTCAATTGTATGGACTTTAAGAACCACTGCGTTTGGTACTTCTGCGATTAGAGGACTTGGTAATAATGGATTCACTGCTGTTGGTGATGATGGAAAAATAGCAACTACTACAGATTCAATTGTTTGGACTTTGAGAACTTCTGGAACAACTTCTCAACTTAATTCTATATCATCAGGAACAGATCCTTACATTGTTGGTGGTATTAATGGAATAACATTAACTTCAACTGATGGAATTATTTGGATCTCAAGAGGTTCAAATACAACGAACAATATTAATTCAGTATATTATGGAGTTCAAGTTGATTATAATACTTATTATGCTGGAAATAGTGGAACTATAGGTATTTTAAAGAATCCTCTTCCTGTTGGTGCTGTTGGTACTGGTGGCACCGGTGCTCGTGGTGGTGGTGGAGGTGGTGGTGCGACCAATGGAACTTCATTTGGTTCTGGTGGTAATGGTGGTGATGGTTATGTCAAGATTACCTGGTGGTAAATAAATACCCTTATGGAAGATAGAAGACAATGGCAACATTAGACAGCAATAAGGTTACTGATGTTAGTTTAGTATCTGGTACGACTGATGCTGTAAGTCGTCAATATCTTGATGATCTTATTCCAAGTACAACTGGAAATGCTGGAAGATTTTTAGCAGTTTATCCTGGTGCTCAGTATTGGGTGCAGAGAACTTCTGGTACTGCTAATAGTATTAATGCTCTTGTGTATGCATCAGGTCAAACAAATCCATATATTGTTGCTGGTGCTTCTGGGGTTCTTAATACTTCAACAGATGCAATTGCTTGGACTTTAAGAACTTCTGGTGATACTACTAATACTATTAATGCTCTTGTTTATGCATCAGGACAAACAGAACCTTATATTGTTGCACGTGCTTTGGGGAGACTTAATACCTCAACAGACGCAATTACTTGGACTTTAAGAACTTCTGGAGCAGGATCAGTTGGACTTAATGCTCTTGTTTATTCAACTTTTTATGTTGTTGCTGGTGATGGTGGAGTTTTAATAACCTCAACAAATGCAATTCAATGGACTGCAAGAACCTCTGGCACTGGTGCTAGCATTGCATTTAATGAAATTTTATATAATAATTCTATTTACTTAATTGTAGGAAGTAGTGGGGGAGCAATTACATCAACAGACGCAATTACTTGGACTTTAAGAACTTCTAGTTTTGGTAGTAATTCTATTACTGCTCTTACTTTCGCAAATAGTCTTTATATTGCTGGTGGTGCTAGTGGAGTTTTGAATACCTCAACAGACACAATTATTTGGACTTTAAGAACTTCTAGTTTTGGTACTAATAATATTAGTGCTCTCACTTATGCAAACAATACTTATGTTGCTGGTGGTGTTGGTGGAAGATTAAATACCTCAACAGATGCAATTACTTGGACTTCAAGAACTTCTGGTACTGTTAATCAAATTTCCACTCTTACTTATGGAAATAATATTTATGTTTTTTCAACTGGAGCAGCAATTTCAACCTCCCAAGCAACTAAAAAAATCTGGGAACCACTAAACTCTTCAACAACCGAAGTAACCGATCCAGTATCATACAAAGGTTCACAAGAATTCACAGCAACAGGAGCACAAACCTTTTATATTCCTCCAACAGCAACTCAGTTTTATATTGAAGCAATCGGTGGTGGTGGAGGAGGAGCATCGGGACGATATACAGCAGGAATATTAGGTTCTGGTGGTGGGGGTGGTTCTGGTGCTTATAATTCTTGGTTAATTCGTCGTGGAGAACTTGGAAATGCTTCTACGATGTCTGTAACTATAGGTGCAGGTGGTCGTGGTGGAAACAATCGTGGAATGAGCACCAGTACTGATGGAATTGTATGGGAGACTGTTCCTGGTGGTTCTAAGTTTGGTACTAATGATATTAATGCTCTTACTTATAGTGGAGGTCTTTATGTTGCCGGTGGTGCATCTTCAGCATTAAGCACCTCTCCTGATGGTGCTAGTTGGACTTCAAGAACTTCTGGTTTTGGTTCTGATCCTATAAATGCTCTTACTTATTCGTCATTTTATGTTATTAGTGGTGGAAGAGGAAGATTAAATACCTCAACAGATGCTATTAATTGGACTTTAAGAACTTCTGGAGTTGGCACTACTACCATAAGTGCTCTTACTTTTGGAAACAATATTTATGTCTTTGGGTGTAATCTTTCCTCTGGATCTCCAGCAATAAATACCTCAACAGATGCTATTAATTGGACTTTAAGAACTTCTGGTTTTGGTTCTAATAGTATTAGTACTCTTACTTATGGAAACAATATTTATATTTCTGGGACAAGTACTGGTGGTCCATTTTTAAGATCATCAACCGATACGATTGTGTGGGTAGCAAGAACTTCTGGACTTAGTGCTGGTGCAGTGGGACATCTAAATTTTTTAAATACTATTTACTTTTTACTTTCTACATCTGGAGACTTAGCAACTTCAACAGATACAATCACTTGGGAATTGAGAACTTCTGGTAGAACTACTTCCAAATCTCTTACTTATGCAAACAACCTCTACATAGCGGCAGGTCCCTCTGGAGTTCTTGCATCATCTACAGACGCAATCACCTGGACTCAAAGAACCTCACCGTTTAAGGCACAAAACATCAACGCACTCACATACGGAACCGTCTTTGTTGCTGGTGGTGCAAGTTCTGGTGCTGGTGCTGCTGGAGGTTCTACAACGGTCACTTGGACTGGAAACACTCCAACAGGCACTGCGACTTATACATTAACTTCTGCTGCTGGTGGTGGTGCAAGTGATACAGCAGTCACAGCAGGAACTGCAGGTGCCGCAGCATCAGTGCTTCTTAATCCTCTTTATACTACTGCAGGTCTTGCTGGTGGTACGGGATTATCAGCAGCAGGAACTTCAAACTCTTCTACACAAGCAAACTCACAACAAGTATCTGGTGGTGGCAGTGGGGCATATGGTTCATTTGAGGGAGGAAGTGGAATTACTTATTATTATGGAAATACTTATACAAATGGTGGAAGTGCATCAGGTGGTAATGGTGCTGATGGAATTTCTGGTTCTTATACTGGAAACATTGGAGGTGGTGGAGGTGGTGGTGGTGCTTTGAGCACTGGAATTAATAGTTGGTATGCGAGAACTTCTGGTTTTGCTACGAATGCTGTTTTTGGTCTCACTTTTGGAAACAATACTTATGTCGCTGGTGCTAATTCCGGAAGATTAGCAACCTCAACAAACGCAATCACCTGGGAATTAAGAACTGCTGGATTTGCCACTACTGATATTTGGTCTGTCATTTATTCAACATTTTATGTTGCTAGTGGTAGTAATGGAATATTAAACACTTCAACAGATGCAATTACCTGGACTTTAAGAACTTCTGGTGCTGGTAGTCAAATTCGTGCTCTCACTTTTGGAAACAATACTTATGTTATGGTTGGTCTTTCTAGCATATTTAGAACATCAACAGATGCAATCACTTGGTCAGTGAGAACTGTTCTTGGTGAGAATAATAATTATTCAGTGACTTTTGGAAACAATATTTATGTTGCTGGTGGTGGTATATCCACTGGACAAATAAATACATCAACAGATGCAATCATTTGGACTTTAAGAACCGCATCCTTTGGTTCTAGTATTATCAATGCCGTTGCTTTTGGAAACAATACTTATGTTGCTAACGGTCAAAGTGGAAAATTAAACACTTCAACAGACGCAATTCATTGGACTTTAAGAACTTCTGGGTTTGGTTCTAATGCGGGTATTTCTCTTACTTTTGCAGACAATATTTATGTTGCTGGTGGTATTAATGGAGTCATAAGCATCTCTACAGATGCAATTACTTGGACTGCAAGAACTACTAATACTAATTTTAGTTTTAATGCTCTCACTTATGGAAATAATACTTATGTTGCTGGTGGTGATTCAGGAACTATAAGAACAGCAGAAACCACCACAACATCAGTAGCAGGACACGGAGGTGCTGGAACTAGAGGTGGTGGAGGTGGTGGAGGTGGATATTCCATAGAACAAAATAGATTTGGTGTTGGTGGTGATGGTGGTAATGGATATGTTAAAATTACATGGTGGTAAAACTTGCCTAGATATGATAGAATGAATTCAATATGACTTTATTGTATGCCCCTGAATTATACAAATAAATCAAGTACAGACTTAAAAGGAAAAACAATTGCTTTCTGTCTTCCAGGATTGATGTATTCTGGAACCTTTATGACGCAGTTTGTAAGACTGCTCTTTGACCTCAATCAACAAGGAATTAATTTTTATATCTCCCAACAATACAGTTCAATGGTGAATCACGCACGAACTGATTGTTTGCAGGCAGATAATTATGCTGGAACAATGCTGACTCCTTTCAGGGGTCAGGTTCCTTATGATTATATTATGTGGATTGATAGCGATATCATCTTTAAAACGGAAGACCTGATTGAACTCCTTAAGATGAATAAGGATATTGCTGCTGGTTGGTATGTTCAGTCCAATGGTGGTGTTCTTTCTAATCAATCTACAGTAGTAGAACACTCAAGCAATCAACAACTTTATGAAAAAGGTTCAAACAAGTATGAGACTGTTGAAGATATGTCTCGCAGAACAGAACCTTTTAAAGTAGATTATTGTGGGTTTGGTTGGATTCTAATTAAGAAAGGTGTCTATGAAAAGATTCCTTATCCTTGGTTTGTTCCCCGTGTAATACAACTCCAAAAACCAGATGGAACAATTCTAGAAGATGTCTGCTCTGAAGACATCTCAATGTGTGAAGACTTTAGAAAGTATGGTTTTGATATTTGGGTTAATCCAAAAGTTCGTGTCGGTCACCAGAAAATGATTACGATTTAAAGATATGTTAAATTATTCCAATTCACAGCAACAATCTAAACCACACTTTAATGTGGTGATTACGACTCCAGGTAATTTAATGTGTGCGGACTATGTAAAGTGCCTGCTCGCAACGATTCATACGTTAGAAGCAAATAATATTTCCTGGATTTATCAGAATGAGTATGCTTCTATTATTACAAACGCAAGAGAAGCAACAATTACTGGGTCAAGAAGTCTAGAAGTTTTCAATTCTGCACCAGGTAAAGGTCAATATACTTATGATAAAATCTTCTGTATTGATAGCGATATTGTCTGGAATCCAGAGCAGTTTCTAAGACTTTATGCAAGTGATAAATCGGTCATTTCTGCTGTGTATTTTGAAGCACAAGGAACTGATGCAATGATACACAAAAACAAAAATGACTTCAAACCAACAACCAGAGAAGAACTTCAACTTCTTCAACAACTAGGAGAACCCATTGAAGTTTATGGTGTTGGTTTAGGGTTTATGTGTATTCAATCTGGTGTGTTTGAGTCACTTAAAAGACCCTGGTTTGGTCTTGGAAAGGTTCTACAAGAGGTGGATGGAGTAACGTATGAACTTCCACTGGGAGAAGACTTATACTTCTGTGAGAGGGTAGCAGAGCAGGGTCATAAGGTATATGTAGATCCTAATATTATTGTTGGACATGTTAAGAGTAATATTGTATGTTGAATTATAGTAATCAGAAAAAATTAGAAAAAACTATCGCAGTTTTCTATCATCTTTATATTCCAGACACCAACAATATGTGGATTTGGTGGGTAGATGAACAGATGAGTCTGCTGAAAAAAGTTGGTCTTGCTGATAAAGCAACCATCAATATGTGTATCACCTTGCCTCTTGGACTTTATAATTCCAAGACAGGACACTCATATGACCAAATGGTGACTGGATATATCAAAGATCGATTTCCATTTGTGAATATTGTTGATATGAGAGGAGTAGGTGAACAACCTAATCTTTATGAGGGGCAGACTCTTGCGAAGATTTATGAGCACTGCCTTGAAAATGATGGTTATGTCTTTTACTTCCATAACAAAGGAATGAGTTCTTATTCAACTCATATCCCTGGTGCGATTAAGGACTGGAGACATTATATGCAGTATTATAATGTTGAAAAGTGGGAAGATTGTATCGAAAAACTTGATGAGGGTTATGATTGCTGTGGTGTTGATTGGGTAGAAAGACACGATATTAAACTTGATTTTGTTGTTCAACACTATGCTGGAAACTTCTGGTGGGCACGAAATGATTACATCCGCAAACTGAAACATCCACTCAAGATTGAAGAGTATATGGATGTGGAAGCAATGATGAGAGAACTACAAAACTATCGTTATTGCTTTGAACTTTGGATGGCAACTGGGATTCCAAAGCAACATTGTTTCCACTATAGAAGACATCACCAATATGATAATCAGGGTCTGGAAAGATACTTCACTTATTATCCACCAGAAATGTATCGGGATGATGTTGAGAAAGATGAAATGACTTATGCAAAAAACAAGTTAGATATTCTAATGGAAGTTGGAAGTCAAAACAACTTCAACTGGAGAGACCATAGACTCTTTGCCGATTGGTTAGTTCGTAGAATTCAACCAGAAACAGTTGTTGATTTAGGTGTTGATTATGCTTACTCAACATTCTGTTTCGCAACTCCTCAAATTGGACACATTTACGGAATTGATAGTTTTGAGGGAGATTCATTTGCTGGTATAAGAAATACCTATGATTATGTTTTAGAAAAACAAAAAGAACTAGAATTGAATAATATTACTTTCATCAAGGGATACTTTGATGATGTAGTTAAAACTTGGAATACACCTATTGATATTCTCCATATTGATGGACTTCATACTTATGAGGCAGTCAAGAATGACTTTGAGAAATGGTCTCCACTTGTGAAAGAAAATGGTATAATTCTGTTTCATGATACAATGGTAAATAATCCAGAGTTTGGAGTTAATAGATTCTTTAATGAGATTAATCTACCAAAAACGAACTTCAAACATTGTAATGGTTTAGGTGTTGTATCAAAAGATATTCATATTATCAATGAAATTAATAAAAACTTTGAGGAGTATATTAAATGAAGTTTAATCTGGTAAGGATTGTTCCTGATAATGGATTTGATGTTCATGCACAAGTCTTTCACGAAATTGAAGCAGCAGTATTCTTTTCCCTACAACGATTGGGTTATGATGTAACTAATAGTGTAAATGATTTTGCATCAGACCGAAGAAACATCGTGTTTGGAATGCATCATTGTCCTGTGGATGTAGTGAGGCACGATATTCCAAAGGGAACAATTGTTTATTCCTTGGAGCAAATGAAAGACAAACCAGAGTGTATGCGTTGGTGTCGTAAGTATCGTGGTCTTGAAGTATGGGATTATTCTGTGCGAAACATTGAAGTCTTACGAAAGGCAGGAGTAGAAAATATCAAACACTTCAAGATTGGATATGTCCCAGAGATTTCATATTTTGAAAGAAATAAACCTGAAGATAGGGACATTGATATTCTTGCTTATATGTCTCCATCACCACGAAGAGATCATATTATGAAACAATTTGCCGACAACAAAAAGATTAATTTTGTTGCGGTTCAATCAACTTATGGTGATACGAGAGATGAATTGATTAAAAGAGCAAAGTTGGTTATCAATCTTCATAATCACGATAATCAAATTTTTGAAATGGTAAGGGTCACTCATTTGATTCAAAACAAAGTTCCTGTTCTTTCAGAGAGAAATCCAGATACAGATTTCCCAGATTATATGGAAGGAACTGTATTCACTTCAACTTATAATCGTTTTGTAGATACTGCTTATAAACTTCTTAAGAAACCAGAAGAACTTGATGCTCAGGCAGAAAAGGGTCTAGAAATATTCAAACAATCACCAATGGAAAACTTCTTAAAGGAGGTTATTGAATGAAGGTTATTGATGGATTTTCATTTTTTAATGAGTTTGATATTCTGAAACTTCGTCTAGAATATCTTCGTGATGTTGTTGATTACTTTGTTATTTCTGAATGTAACTATACTCATTCTGGAAATCCAAAACCATATTATTTGAATCAAATTATTGATGACTTTGATGAAGAAATTCGTAAAAAAATTATTTCAGTTCACTACGAACCAGATATAAGTGATTATGATTTCTCAAACAAAACTGAATGTAATTTTGAGTCTGGATTTTGGAGGTTGGAGAGAGGACAAAGAAATCATATATTAACTGCTCTTTCTCAGTTTGATGAAAATGATTTGTTTATGTTGAGTGATGCTGATGAGATACCAAGAAAAGAATTAGTTCAGTATCTTAAAACAAATCCATTACCAGACAATAATCTTGCTGTTGCTAAATGTGATAATTTCTATTATAATTTCTCAACTTATGAGGATAATACTTGGTGTGGAACAGTATTTACGAATGTAAAAACCGCACTTGAAAAAGGAGGTGACTTTTTAAGAGGACGTTCTTACGAGTTTCCTTTCTTTGAGAATGGAGGATATCATCTTACATTTTTTGGTGGTAAAAAGCAGATACAAGAAAAGTTAAGTTCTTATGCACATCAAGAGTTTAACCAAGAAGACATTAATAACTTAAAAAATATTGAAGAGGCAATACAAAATAAAAAAGATGTTCTTCAAAGAAAACACGAAAATAAAAACTTTAAGTTCTATAACTTTTTAAGTTTTCCAGAAGATTTTAGAAATCTTATTATACAAATATTTTCAGAGGAGTTTTATGAAATGACGACAGAAGTAACAACGAAACCAGAATATCTACACAATAATATGCCACCTCTTCTTGAGGCAGTTCTTAATCCTGATGGAGTAGGTGGTACGGAACTTATGGGTCGTGCCTGGCAGGATTATGTCCTTCCTGCTGCTCCAGACCTTGCTGATTGGCACTGGGCAGTCATTCCAGGTGATAATACTTTGTCTCCTGATAGTTCTAATATTGTCTGGTTACATCCTCATCATATGGAAGAGGGTATTGAACGACTTCTGGATAAAGAATTTCAAAAGCACTTCAAGGCATATGTTTTTGTTTCTAACTGGCAATATGAAAGGTTTGGTGAAAGACTTCAACTACCAATGGAGAAGTGTTATGTCTTGAAGAATGCAACGCAACCATTCCCAGTTCATAAGAAACCTGAAGGAAAACTGCAACTGATGTTCCATTCAAATCCCATTCGTGGATTGGATATTCTTCTTGAAAGTATTAAACTTATTCCAGAAGAAGACTTTGAACTTCATATCTTCCACGAACTCGACCCTGATGAAAGAAAAAAACAATTCCAACAGGGTCTTCAAACTTATGAATACTCACATATCAATCCACAGGAAGAACAGTTTCTTCGTTATTGTTTAAGTCTTGCAAATCAGGATAAGAGAGTTGTTCGTCATACACGTACTAATAACTCTAAGATTCGTGAGCAACTGATGAATACTCACATTTTTGCTTATCCAACTTACTTTATGGAAACATCTTGTATTTGTATGATTGAGGCATTGTGTGCCGGATGCTCTGCGCTTTCTAGTAATCTTGCGGCACTTCCTGAGACTGGACTTGGTTTTGCTCGTCATTATGGTTTTATTCCTGACAGGCAAAAACACATTGAAAGATTCACAAGAGAACTTAAACGGACGATTACAGAATACCGTAATGGTGAGTTTGATAATACACAGCAAGTAGAAGTGTGTAATAAATATTATAGTTGGGAAACCAGAACACAAGACTGGATACAATTCTCGAAAGAACTTTGGAGGAAATTTTAATGGAAACTACAACACTGACTTTATGTTTAGACCATCTTTACTATCTAACAGCAGATACTAATAATCAAACTGGATATACTTTAGAACAAGTTCAGGCACTTATTGATGAGAAGGGTGGAAGTTTTGAGATTGAGGCAACTATTACTCATCCAGTTCCACCTCCCTATACTGTAGAGTGGGATATTGAGCAGCATCAAAATAGAATTCAACAAAATCAGGAATCTCTTACTCAACTTCAAAGTCAATTAACCAATCTTGAAGAAGAGACTCAAGAGTATACTCAGATTCAAGAACAAATCTCTATCATTGAATCAGACATCACCTACTGTGAAGAGCACATTGCCAATCTACAATCTGCTTGACACCTAACCCAAAGTCCTCTATAATATCAAGGTCTTCAGCATCCTTGTATCTTTGGGAATGAAGACCCTCTTCGGTGGTGTGAAGAGGTGAGTTGGTGGTTAATAGGAGGGTTTTATACCCTCCTTTTTTCTATTATAAATTACTATAAATCTTTTGTTACTTATGAATTTTACAGTTTACTCAAAAGAAGATTGTCCATATTGCTATAAAGTCAAACAAGTATTAGAGTTGACAGGAAATAACTTTGTGGTTTATAATCTGAATGAGCATTTTACTAAAGAAGAATTTTATGCCGAGTTTGGTGAAGGTTCCACGTTCCCACAAGTTATTTGTGATGATAAAAAATTAGGAGGATCCGTTGACACAATCAAATTCCTCAAAGAACAACAAATCATCAAGTCCTGACCTAAATAATTCAGACCACAAAAATCGTGGTGTTGATCTTATTCTTAATGGAGGAAAAAGAAAGCAGACTCAACCATTCCATCTCATTTTTGAGAAGATAGTTTGCTTTCTGAATCGGGAAGTAACTATCTATTTTGAATTTTCCTTAAACTCAAGGAAGAAAAAAGTAGTTTCCCGGAGAAAAAGAAATGTTAGCAGTTAGTTTAGTCTTAGGTTCGTTTCTAACCATATTGTTTCTTATAGTGGGACTTGTAGTAGGTTGGGTTGCTAGAGAATACATGATGACTCATCAAGAAGGTCCAAAACAAATTGCATATCATCCAGAGTTTTATAATAAGGATGGTGATCTTATTGATGAAGAGATTGTATCTGTCAGATTTGAACCAGGATACTTTGATGATGAATTTGAAATAGAAGATGTAGAA